GTGCAGGTGCAGGAACTGCATCAATTACTGTTTGTGCTGCTGCTACTATTGTAGGTGCGGTAGTTACTTTTTCTACGGCTGTAGAAACAATTGCAAGGTCTGCCACCTTTTCAGTTAATGTTGCGCTTGCTGCTGCTAATGTCGTTACAGTATTTTGTGAAACAGTTGCAATAGGTGCAATAACGGTATTTGTGTTTGCTGTATTAGTTGCAACAACCGTTGTAATTGTTGAGTTTAATGTAGCAATTTGTGCGTTTGCTGTATCAATTGCTGCCAATACTGTTGCATTGTTTGGATCTGGGGCAGGAGTAAATGCAGCGCCTTGACTGATTGTTCCAGTAAATCCCGTAGTAGTGCTTGTATTACTAATATTTGTTACGGGACCATTTGTAGTCTCTCTTACGTTAAATCTAGCACCATTTGGAATTAGTCCAGTCACGCTTACGTCTGCCTGCCAGGCACCATCTGATGGGTTTACATCTGCGTTAAATCTAACTTGAGTCATTTGTGTATCGGCGGTAGTTAGTGGAAATACTCTAAGGTCCCAAGCAACACTAAGCGTATTAGTAGTTGTTGAGTATGTAATTCCAGATCCATTACTCCAAGTAGTCCAGTCATATCCTGCTATAGAAATAGAAGGTGCATTAGGTGTAGAATAATAATTTGCACCCTCATTTACTCCAAAGGTAATAGTTGCGTTAGAGCCCACATAGACGTTGTTATAGGTAACACCGCCCATCTGTAAATTAAATGGAAGGTTCATGCGAACACCAGCATCGTCTACATTAGATAAAACATTTGTTGTTGTTCCAATAGTTGCTGCAAGAGCATTGACTGCGTCTTGAGCTGTATTAATTGCTACGTTTGCTTGAGTTAGTTGTGTCTGTGCTTCTGTTCTTGCAGGTGTCACTGCTGCTACTGCAGTGGTTGCTGTTGCTACTGTGGCCGTTGCAGTATCTATTGCCGTCTGAGCTACCTGTATTGCAGTAGAAGCTGTTGCTGCCTGTGCTACTTCTGTTGTAATTGCGGTTGCTACCTGAGTAACTGTAGTAGGAGTTTCAGGCATTAAAGGAGATGCTGTTGCTATAACTGTTGCACTTGCAGATTCAATAACAGGTACTGCTGCAGTTATTACTGCCTGTGCTGTAATAACTTCTGGTGTTTGAGTTGTAGCACTTACTGGGATTGCTGCTACTGCTTCTGTAACGGATGCTACCGTTGAAGTAATTGTTTGAACAACTGCTGTTGCTGTTTCTATGGCTGTTGACACATTAGACACTTCTGCTACCGCCGTGGTTGCTGCCGACACAGCAGTGGTTGCGGCGGCTACGGCAGTGTTAGATGTTGTTACTGCTTGTACTGCAGTTGCTATTGTGGCAGTGGCTGTATCTGATGCCGCTACAGCTTGTGCAACTTCTGTGGTTGCTGTAGCAATTGCTGTATTAACTGCTTGTTGTGCGGGGCTTACCACAACCTGCTCTGCAGGTGCTGGTGGCTCATTGGCATTAGCAAAATTAGGACTAAAAAGGAAAAGCCAGCCGATTATAAAAAGGCTGGTTAAAAAATACTTTAACTTTCTAGTCAACTAGGTATCTCCTAAGTAATGCAATATCTTTGCTTACTTAATAATTATACCACTTAACTATTTAGGATTATCTGTTTTATAAAATCCATTGCCCTTGAACTGTATGCCAAATGGCGTAAATGTTCTTGTCATTTGCGAATCACATTCAACACATGTGTAACCTGGATCTTCATCCATAATTGATCTATGGGTTGACATTAAAGGGTGTGCATCATCATATGAACACTTGTATTCGTATACGGGCATTATCTTCTACCCCAATTAACTTTATTCCAACCACGCTCATGAAAATAATAAAGAATAGTTTTTGTAAATACCTCAAAGCTTGCTATGGCACCAGCCGTTACTGGTTCTTTTGTTATAGCCCAAGATATAACAAACGTATCTGCTGTTCCAATGACACGCCATGTAATTGCCTTTATGGCTGATCTTTGCTTACTTACTTTCATCTTCATCTTCGTCCCTAAAAATTGAAGCTACAAACCTGTCTTCTACGTCCGCAATACCCTGCAAGCAATTAAATACCCAATTCTTTACGTTTTTCAGTAGCTGAAATAGCATGTATAGTTGCCCCCAAATCTACCTGTTCAATCTTATAGCCTACATCACGACCATAAACTATGTTGGTAATATTAGGGAGTCTTAGAACCATAGAGCCATCCATAAACTCATCCTTGGCAATATACTCCTTTACCTGATCAAAAGTAAGCGGATCTTTTTCACTAGTATTATATGTGTTTCTAACTCCAAGAAGTACTTGCTTGGTTCTTTTTCCAGCTTCTTGATAAAGTGCGTGGTGTCCTTCGTGCCATGGCTGATATCTTCCAAGCATTAATGTTGTTGGTGCCGACCAATCGTGCAGATTGAAATACTGAATGATTACTGTAGCCTTCTGATCTTCGTCTAGCTTATGATCTTCAAATGTTGCATCAAATTCTGTAGGGCGCTCAAACATCTTATTCGTATCTTCAAATCTACCTTCTTCAATTGTATCCATAAAAATAAGAATATCTGGCTTACCAAATGCAGCACGTGTAAGCTCTGTAGGGCATACGAAATCAACAATGACTGGGGCCACACCCTGCTTTGCAATAAGGCGAGCCATCTCACCCATACGTCTTGATTGCTCAAGTCTGTCATCTGGAGTAAAGCCAAGATCAGAGTTTACTGTAGCACGTACTTCATCAGCGTTTAAATGAATTGCATTAATTCTTTCCTTCAAAGCTTTTGCTAACTGAGTCTTACCTGAACCTGGAAGTCCAATTATTTGAATAATCATTTTATCTCGCATTACTTGCCACATGTGGCGTCAAAATGAGATTAGGGCAATCCCATAGTGGGTGGTCTGCTGGAAGTGGATCTGGATCAACCTGATCAATTGCAGCAAATATTCTATCTTTATGTAACTCTTCTACTAAATCCATTGTATTAACAATAGGACCCTTACTCATATTAATAAACAAAGACCCATCTTTCATTCTTGAAAAAACATCTTTATTAAACATATTGCGGGTAGAATCATTAAGTTCCGCCAACACTATAATAATATCAAATTTTTCTAACATTGTAAAGAACTTATCTATAATTAATGATCCTTCACTACCAGTTCTTGAGAAGTTAGTTACCTGCGCTCTTGGAGCAAATGATTTTATTGCCTGAATTCTTTTGCCTATATGGCCATTGCCTATTACTGCTATCATTTTGCCATCAAGGCTTTGCTGCTGGCTAAATATCCATTTATGATTTCTTTGATTTTCTAAATACATCGGTATGCCTCTGTATGACGCTATGGCAAGACCTATTGTGAACTCTGCTGTTAGCACCGCCGTGTCATGATTTCTCCCATCAAGACCACGATCTTCGTTTATATATCCCATTATTTTTTAGATTTAGCCCTAGCCTTAGCAAGAGCATCAAAATCTTTGACCTTTGTATCTCCTAGGTATCCCCAAGCATGCCCATCTGTAATCATCTGATCATTAATAGATATATTAGATCCATCTAAAAATACCCAGCCTAAAATTCGACCATACTTTTCAGAAGAGTCTATTTTTTCTGTCTTTATTACAACAGTTTTAGCCTTGTCGATTGCATTTTTTAAATAAGATTTTGCTTCAAGGCCCAGAGCCTTTTCCATTTTATCTGTAGTTCTAGATTCAGGGGTGTCTATTCCAGCCAAACGAACTCTTGAGCTAAAAGAAATATCAAATCCAAGATCTATTTCAACATCTATTGTGTCTCCGTCTACAACTTTTGTAACTTTTTTTACGTAGTACTCAAACATTATTTTCCTCTAACTTCTTTCCAGTCATGCTGTTTTATTTGCATAAGATCTTCAAACTCTTTATTGTAAATGCCTATGTATGGCTCACATTTTTTCATTTGATCTTCTATATTTTCAAGCTCTAAAGTTTCATTTTTAAACATAACAAAAAGCATATAAAGAAAACTGTCGTCTTCAAACTTCATAGGTTTTCTCCAGTGTGGATTACGCTGAACGTCTACAACCAATATGCTATTATTTTTAAGACTATACTCATCGTCATTAACTACAAGAGGCCAATCAATATTGCCATCTACCTGTATATCAAACAAGAATGTTTCTTTTTCTGGATGGTCGCAGTGTGGTCCTAGCTGAGGAATACCATACTCTTTAGCATATTTAACTATTGAAAAATATCTAAACTCTGCAAGAGGATCTATTTCTTTTGCCTTTGCAAGTATCTTTGCTTTAACAGAATCTGGTATAAGATTGTTGTCTTCTGAAGATAAGGATAGCTGTGCTCTGCCACAAAATTTATCTACTTGAACGTCTGAAAAACTTGTGTATATTGTTTCCCATGACAAGTCTTCTATATTCTTTTTTTCTCGTGAATTAAAGATTATATCCATTTTGCTTTTTAGATCAAAAAGCTCATCATTAGAAAAAAAATCATTAATTACAACAGGAAGATCCGACTTATCCAATCTAATTACTTTGCTTTCTTGGTTACTGGCTTAGTTGCTGGGGCCTTTTTAACTACAGCTTTCTTTACCGATGATCCAAATTTTGGTCTTCCAAATCCAACAATTGCTACTGTCTGACTTCTGCGAAGCTTAGAACCATTTTTCTTTTTGTAAGCACGATTTTTAAGGCAACATTCTCCGCCATTTCTTTGATCGCCTTTCTTATCAGAAGAGGTGTTTCCTTCCACTACATCAACTGTTCCATCCGCATTCACTGCAGCTACTATTCCTACGTGAGAAATTCTATCGACACCGTCTGAGGGGAAATCAAAATATGCAATATCTCCTGGTTCTGGTGTTGCCACTTCTGCCATTTGCCAAGTTCCTGCTTTAATAAATGCTTGTGCTCCTGCTGGTGTGTACACAGTGTTAGGTACTTTTACTCCTGCTTGATCTGCACACCACATGACAAATGAACCACACCATGGTTGAAAGTTTGCTTTTGCAAACTTGCCGTACTTTGTTTCATTATCTTTTGGACCCTCAATAGTTCCAATTTCTGCTAGTGCTACTTCTACTAATCTTGCTGCTGATCCTTGTGCTTCTGACATTTTTTCTCCTTGGTAAGTTGTTTTAAGTCTACTAAAATATATTATAGCATTTTTGCTATTCTGGTTTACTTCTTAATTTATATGCATATTTACGCAATAGCTTAGGTAAATAAATACCTAACCCAGGGGCTTGGTTTTCAAAAAATAAAGCATATTTTTTATCAAGCTGGGTGGCCATTACTAACATCAATATATATTCTTCATCTATTGGGAAAAACCATTTTATATAGTGATCTGCAAACATATCAAATCCAACTTCTGACTCTTTTGAATCTAGGCTAATATTATTATTCATTAAATCTGCAAGGTAAGCATTTAGCTCGTAAGCCTCTTTTACCATTTTTTCCCAGTCGCCCTTTTCGTATGAAGATATTCTTTCTTTTGCTGTAATAAGCATTGGGCTGTCTGGCATATTTTTTTGCCACTGCTTCCAAAGTAATCTACATGTTACTGGCGCTCTATCTAAAGGGTTTTCCATAGTTACATTATATCATTTTGTACCCCTGGCTGGAATCGAACCAGCGACCAACAGATTAGAAGTCTGTTGCTCTTCCGCTGAGCTACAGAGGTATGTTGCTGGGGATGCAGGCATCGATCCTGCGACATTCGAATTAACAGTTCGACGCTCTACCATCTGAGCTAATCCCCATCAGTACAGCAAGTAGGACTCGAACCTACGATTACCGAATTATGAGTTCGGGGCTTTAACCAACTAAGCTATTGCTGCCTACTGATTAATTATATATTTATGATGACGGCTTGTCAATAGTTCTTTCTACAATTTGCTGAACATACTCTGAAAAATGTTTTCTTATACTACCCATTGGCCTTTGTCCAAAAGAATTCCATATTCTTTTATACTCAATTATATTAGAATGTGTTGTGGGGCACAACAGCAATCCTTCATATTCAATTAACGATGTTGGAAGTGGTACGTGCTTGGTACAACACTTACACATCTTTGCTCTTTCTTGGTACTCGCTCATATTATTTGCATCCTGTCCATTGCTTCTCGTAAATCCTGGGGCATATGCGGCGCCCTTATTATGTTGTAGGATGTTGTGTCTGGGTCATCCTTTGTCCCAAAATCATTATCATAGCTCATTGATTCATAAGTATGTACATTTATTTCTTGATTATTATCAAATCTAGTTCTACTAATTGAATTAAATATTGCTCCGCATGTGGCATCAGCTAAGTCTTTAGAACCTTTTCGAGGGTGGTCCACCTTATCTCTCATAATTCTAAGCTGACATAGCTCATCTATAAGTAAGGGTATATGTGGCCCAACAAGCCTTTCTTCTGCAACAACCATTGCCATATCGTCATAGTGTTTTTTAGCAACAGACAGAATCTCTGTATTGATGCCGTATTGTTTTAGCTGCTGCATCATATCATGAGAGTTCCATCTGTCAAAGGTACATACCGCTATATTAAATCCTCTTGTTTTAAGAGAAAGGATATAGTCTTTTACTTCTGTAAAGTCTACTGATCTATCTTTTGTTGGGGTCCAATATCTTACAGCATCTACTTCTACAATAGGTGCGGGCTGAGAGTAAGTGTCTGTTACTTTAACATTCACCCATTTATTTACATGAGCCATAGTTACAGCACAATGGTCATGCTTCTGAGCTAAGTCAACATGTATATAATATTTTTTGTCTGGGTCTGGGATAAACCATTCCTCAAGTCTACCGAAATTATCAACTGCAATCGCACCAACATTAAATGCTTTTTCTACTTTTTCTCTTGATTTAAAAAATGCATCTACTGCATCAGGTGGCATGCAAGCAAATCTTGATAGAGCATCTGTTGGGTTTGTATAGAATGCTGTTTTAAAGTCGTCAATTTTTCTAACTGGATTGATCTCCCAGGTAGGGCGCTTGATTGCATATACTTTAGGTATCTTATAAGATATGATATGGTCCTCTTCCCATTGAATCTCAAACTCATTTCCTGCTGTTCCGTCAGCCATCTCTTCGTACATCTTAAATCTATGATCTCTTATTATAGTTTCTTTTTCTCCCACGACAGCATCATATCTTTGCTGTATATAATCATTCTTAAATCTAGGGAATGACAAAAGTATAACCTTTCCAAAATCTGGAAAGCGTGAGTCTACTGAAGCCCTATACATATCATACACTGCGCTACCTGTTTTTGCTTGGTCATGTCCTGTTGTGTTTTCAATTGCAAAACCAGAGATCTCATCAAGGATTACAACTATAACGTTATACCCTTCCCATGCTTCTCTTTCCGAGTGGCCAGAATGAACTGTTATAGCTTTATTAAATTGAATTTCAGATGCCTTCGAATAGTATTTACCAATAAACCACGGAGACTTATCTATTCGGCTTTTAAAACCTTTAAAGAATACGTTAGTTGCTTGCTGTGAGTTGATGGCAATGTTAATGATATCAATAGAGTCACCAGGAGGTTTCCCGTAATAAGTCGCTGGGTCTTTTAGGCATAGAAGTAGATACACTATGTATGCCACTGCAATTGTAGAGCAGTAGTCTTTACCAGAGCCCTTGCCAAGCTGAGCTACAACTTCATTGGCTGTCTGCTTAAATCTAAGACTACCCTCTTCTTCTCCAAATAATTTTTTTAAAGTTGACTCTTTGTATATCTGTGAACTTTTTTCAATAAGAATATACTGGTAATCAGACAATGGAGGCAATCCTAAATAATTTGGATCGTTTACAAATGTTCTAAGGTCGACTGGCTTTTCTTCAAACTCTTCGCCATCTAGAATATCAATTAAATCGCTAAAATCAAACGACATCGGCGTCCTGAATTACTACGGACTCTACAATACCAGTAATCTGTGATAATCTTTTTGCAACATCCATCTTACATTTTGGACAACCAGATGTAACTTCTTTTAAAATTCCAACCAATATTTCTTGCTTGCGTTCCGTCTCTGCAATCTGAGAAGCAATTTGAGTGTTTTCTAAAACACCAATAGACTGAAGCATTGCTATTCTTTTTGTCTCTATGTCTGCAATTAGCTTTAAGGCTCCAGCCTTAACACTTAGCTGGCCTGCCTGATCTGCGTCCTCTACGGTCTTCCAGGCCTCTTTGATGAGCATGTCATAGTGCTGGTCAGCACCAGATATTGCTTCTCTGGCTCGGTCACGGATATTGCTGTCGTTATGCACAACAGACTTCCATTCATCAACAAACTCTAAAACTTCTTTACGTGAGAATCCTGTTATTGATGCTATCTGGGTTGCTGAATTACCTTTTAGTAATTCACTGACAACCTTATTCATGCGATCAAAATGGACTGCTGGCTCTATTTCATTATTCATATAGATGTATTATACTTCTAGTTGACTGAAATTGCAACCTTGTTGGCTATTTTAAGCAATATTAAGTATCCAATTAAATCTTCAATATCATTATCCCCTGGGAATGCTTGATCATTTTGAATTCTATTTAGCTTGTCATCGATACGTACACGGATTTGTTCTGTTGAATCCGCCTTTGAAAATATACGAATTGGGTCTAGGGCAGAGTTTCCGTAAGACACATTCTTTTTAATTAGCATCTCTGCTATCTCAAGGCACTCTCTTATAATTTTAGGACCAGATGGGGCATCCGTTGCAATTAATTGAAGGTCTGTAATCCATGCCTGATATCCGCCAGACTTATTAGGGTAATCGCTCATTTTTTTCTCAACAATCCAAACTCTTGTAAATATCTCTGTATAGTCATAGCAGAGACACCGCACTCTTTACCTATTTCTGTAACTGTTTTTTTTTGAACAACGTATCTTCTTTGCAACCATTCTTTACTCTGGTAAAGCTTCATCGTTTAGTAAGCACCTGGTTACTATAATGTGCGATACCAAAGCTATCTGCAACATCAAAATCCACAATTTCTATACCGTATTTCTTATTAAAGTAGTCAGCAGTTCTTTGCTTCCTCATATTACGTAATTGATTTTTATACCATGAATCTGCGTATCCTGGATTAAGTAATCTGATTGCAGACTTTTCATCTTTTGTCGGATTTTTGTTGCCAATGTACGCCTGCCATGCGGACGGGCTAATAGTAATAACCTTAGCGCCAGTAGACATAAGCTCAGCAATAACAACTCCATAGACATAAGACAATTTTATCACAGCATCAGCAGATCTGACAAGTACGGCACCCTCAACAACTATATAATCACTCTTCAGTTCATCTAACATCATTGACATTTTATTCTTGGCATCATATATTTTTTCATATATGTCTTCACCGACTATATTAATCTTGCCCCATTTTAAAGGTATATCGTTTTCCATTAGACAAAATGCTATAGAGTTTGTTGACGCATCTATGCCCAGAACACGATTTGCCTTAGTCTTTACAAGACTACTTAATTTCATTTAAAATATCCATCATCATTGACTTTGATTTTATCTGAGTAGATTTTTCACAGGTAGAGCATAAGGTGTCTTGATTATATCGGCTTAGTCGAGATGAGCATGATTTACATATTCTAACCGCCCCACCCTTTATAGCTTTTTTTTCATAATACTTTTCCATGATCCTCTTGTTAGTTGCAACCCTGCAGCATTCATCAGAACAATATTTTTGGTTGTGAGTTCTGGCATCAAAATCAATAGCACAATCTTTATTTGCACATATCATATATTTGTCACCTCAAATAGCTCAATCTGAACAGTTCCTACTGGAGTCTCCTTGCTATAGCATTCCAGTTTAATTGGACAATAAGTGCATGGCATTTTAGATTTTGTTGATCCAGCTGGACGCATTGGCAAATCTCCGTCTTGAAAATTATCCCATACTTCCTGCATCCATAAAAATGTGTCTTCAATTATTTTTTTATTTTTATCATTCATAGATATCGGAATGATTAATATTTCCTGAGTGTTTTTATTTTCATACAAGAAGAATCCTTCTTTTGCATTCTTTAATTTCATATATGTAAGTAGCTGAAGCATATGATTGGCTGATGACTTCATCTCTGACTGGCGTGTATCCCATACCTCTTGCTTTGCCGTTTTAATTTCACCAATAACCGTTTCGCCATCGTATTCCATAATAAGGTCTATGAAACCCCTAATGGGTGGATACTCATTAATAATTTCTTCTTCTTCTGATCTCCACTCTGGCATTGTAGCAATAAGCTTTTGAAGTCTTTCGTGGGCTTGAGTTCCTTGGGCCATGTTTGCTACCGCAACAGCATCATTGTTATCAATAAATACTGCTCCGCTAAATGCCATATACCAATATCGTGGGCAATTTCCGTGACCATATCCTAATGAGCTTGGGCTGAATGACTTCTTGGTCATTTCTCCATCGGCACGTTTTGTATTTCTGTATGCCTCATCAAGCAAGGTAGCAAACTTTTCTGGGTCAAAAAACTTTCCAGTATGTTTCTTAAACTTAAGGTTCTTTACAATATCTCTAGCCATTACTTAATGTCATTCCGAAATGCTATTAACAAAATAATAAGGGGACCAAATATAATTGAAGCCTGTATCCAATTCATGAGTTATACCTAACGACATACTTAAGTGCATCTACAAGTTTGTCTATGGACTCCTTTACTGAATAGTAAATATTTTTCTTATTGTTATTTTCTGTTCCCGCTTTGTCTTTGGCGATTGTTGAATATACTGAAGCAAGCACTGCGAACTTAGTGGACATAGCCTGAAGCTCCATAATTAAATGTGGTGCCTTAGCTGATGGAACATCAGGGTTCATTAAAAGCTTTACTACAATAGCAAGTGCTTTGTCTAGGTGCTCATCTTTCATAAACTCATGAAGATCATTAAACTCTGTTATGTCGCTAATAAGTTCTAGCGTATTCTTATCACTCATGATTGTCCTCCCAAAACTGAATCAACTCTTCAAGAATTGACCACTCAATAATGCCTAGTCTAACCTTAGACTCTGCTCCTATAATAACCTTTAATGCTGGATACATATCTCTATTTACCTTAAAGGTATCTGTGCATATCTTTGCCCAGTTATCTTTATTTAGCGTAAAGGATTTGCCAGCTTCCTTATAATCAACAAGAAATTTTTTCCATTGGGCATCACCCTTTTGGTAATCTCCCCTACCGCTATTTTTTTGAGCCTTAGCCCCATCTCTTTTTACTTCAGATCTTTCTGACATCAACCAAACCTATATCTTGTTTCATGCCCATCTTTGCACGTCCAGTACATTTCAAACTTTTCATCATCAATTAAATATGAGTCTACATACAGATCGCATTTAGAGCAAGGCCTCATACTATATATTACTTTTGTGCTATCTGGTATTTCTTTTACTCCAATAAAGTCATCGTCATTAAATATATCTTTAAGATTTGGCATCTATATCTCCAACTAAAGACTCAACTACATCTGGATTTTCACGTAAGTATGCAACAGCCTTTGCACGACCCTGAAGTCGTTCTCCCTTGATAGTATACCAAGCGCCACCTTTTTCAACAGCTCCAACCATTTCTGCAACATCAAGAGTTTCTCCTACTAAATCTACTCCAAGAGATTCTCCTTGGTAGTAGAAGTCGTATTGTCCTGAAAGATTAGGGGGGCCGAGCTTGTTGTAATCAATAATCCAATTGACTGGCCTGCCAACTCTTTGTTCAATGATTTTGTCACCAACCTTAATGCCAGCCTTAATTGCATTTGCTTCAGCTTCAGAAGACCAAAGCTTAATGACTGTTGAAGAAAAGAACTTGACTGCCATTCCCCCTGTTGGGATATGGGAAGCATGCATAGATCCAAATTGATTTCTTTGCTGTGAGATGAGTACCAATAATGTGTTTTTATTTGCATAGTTTAACATTTTGACTGCATGAGTCATATCCTTTGCTTCTGCTCCGATTTGCTTGGTGTCTTGCAAATCTTTCATTTCATTTCCATCTTTTTCAAAATAAATAGCTGGCAACAAAGCAGATATAGAGTCTACAACAATAATATCAACTCCAGCATCCATTAACTTTGTAGCAACATCTACCATGTCATTAACAGTTTTTGCTGGGGAATAGATAAGAGAAGAAGAATCTACTCCTAGCATCTCTGCCCAAGACTGATCGTATGAAGCCTCAGCATCAATCCAAGCACATGTCTTTCCTTCTTTTTGTGCGAGAGCAATCATTTGTAAACAAAACGAAGATTTTCCTGCAGACTTATTCCCCCATACAAGAACTTGTCGACCATAGCCAAGACCACCCTTTAGTGCCATATTAAGGCCAATGCTTGGGGTCTTTTGCTTTTCAACTTTTACGTCTTGTGCAGCTTTTACTCTTGCTCTTGTTTTTGGATCTAATCCTGCTAGGATGTCATCAATCGCTATAGTCATTTATTTTCTCTCTCTTTAATACAATTATATCATTAAAATAAATTGCCGTGAAGTACTGGACGAGCTTTATTTTTTTCTATTTTATTAAATAAAATTTCATCTAAACTATGCTCTACAAATCCAGCATTACGCATAGAAGCGTATAAATCAAGAGTTCTAATTAAAATATCAGAAAGCTCTTCAACAATTTCTTCTGATCCTTTATTTTTTCTCATTGCCTCTAAGACTTCGGTAACTTCAGAGTGTACTAATGCTAACTTATTACCAAACACATCAAAGTTTTTTGGAGAATTCCAAAATCCTTTTTCTATTGCAGTTTCGTGCAATATTGCAGCTAGGGCATCTAATCCATAATCAGTAACCAAACTAACTTCATTAACACTTGATCTATTTAAAGAATCACTAGTTATTTGGTTGAGCATCTTTATCCTTTAGTTTAAACACAAAAGTTTGAGCATCTGCGTCGTAATCTACTTGTAGCTCTTTATCTTCGTTAGTTGCTGCTACAAATGATTCTGTTGGTATTGCAATACTTCCAATAGATTCTAAAATAGAAACTAAAATTTTAGACACATTCATGTCTGCAAATACGTCTTTTGGATTTTCTTCTGTCATTTTATTTCCTTTACCATCATCGTTCCATCATCCAGTGTAGACAATGTAACCTTGCACTTCATTCCCTCTCTCATTTTTGCTAAAGACATTTTATACATTGTTGGAAAAGCAATGGCTCTAGTTAGCTCTTTATTTTTATTTGTTAAAATAAGGTGGCTCATCATCTTTCCAGCTTTTGTTTTATAAGGAGTAAACTTTAATACTATATACTCATCATCAGCAATATCAAAAGAAGATCTATAAAGATATTTTACAAGAGCGTTATCCGAAGACTCATCGATATCCTTTACTGAAACAAAGCTAGCAATTCTATTGTCGCCAACAATCATAAAATACATTTGCCCAACTTCAATTTTTGTGTCTTCGCTATCAAATAGCCCTATAGATCCAGTCTCGTCTACTAACTCAACTCTAGACCATCCAGTTCCTCGCTTAATAGACTTAACCATTCCAAACATAATGAATGAACCTAGATCATCAAACTCTTCAATTGGTTTAGCCTGTGCTTTAATCTTAGGTGGTATGCCATACAAATTAAACGTTGGTATACCAAGATACTCGTAGTAGTTATCTTTTTCGCTGCCAGTTCTTTGGTTATCACCAAATGCTGCGGCTCCAATTGCGTTTAAAGAAGCAACAGCACGACTGTTAATTCCGCTACCCTTTTTAGAAGACTTAGTAATAAAATCAGAATAACTTGGGTATGGTCTTAGATCAATAATTTTATTTGCAATGTTGTCAGAAATATATTTTACTTCCGCAAGACCAAATCTAATTGCGTTGTCCTGTAAAGAAAAATATAATCCAGACTCGTTGATGTGCGGCAACAAAACCTTTAGACCTAGTCGCTTGGACTCAATTAGATACTCTGTTCTGGCGTCCTTGTCATTTTCGTTTTTAAGAATCGAGAACATGAATTCCAGAGGATAATAAGTTTTGAGCCAAGCAGTATAATAAGAAAGCATAGAGTAAGCAACAGCATGGGAACGATTAAAGGAATAGCCAGCATGAGCCTCAAAAGTATGCCAGAGCGTTTCGGCTTGCTTCTTAGTAATGTGCTTTGAAGCCCCATCAATAAAGCTATCTTTGAACTGGTCGAACTCTTTTGCATCCTTTTTCTTTCCAATAATCTTGCGGACCTTATCAGCCTCTGACCAAGTCATTCCACCCAAGTGTACACACGCCTGCATAACTTGCTCTTGATATATAATAACACCATATGTATTCTCGGTAAAAGGCTGCATGATTGGATGTGTATAAGTTACGGCCTGATCCCCATGCTTTCTTTTAATATAAGAGTCTCCAACAGTTTTCATAGCTCCTGGGCGTACCAATGCGTTTGATGCAGCTAAATCTTCAAATTTATCTACACCCATCTTAATCAAAAGGTTTGTATACGGGGTTGCTTCGGCTTGGAATACGCCTTTTGTATATCCTTCATTTAACATTTTATATACTTTAGGGTCATCCAGAGAAAGAGATGACAAATCTATTACATCGCCGCTTCTTTCTTTTATAGATTTTAATGTATCAGAGATTACAGATAAAGTCTTAAGTCCCAGCGCATCTAGTTTAATAAGACCTATATCTGCAACCGTATCCATATCGTATGCGACGACAGGAATTCTTCCTGATACCTTATCTTGTGAATCTTCACGAGATTCAACTGGAGCAAACTTTCTCAAATCATCCTTTGCTACAACAACACCAGCAGCATGAACTCCAACAGATCTAATTCTTCCCCTAAGCCTATCCGCAAGCCACACGACCTCTGGATACTTTGATCTAAATTCTTTAGTGTTTGGTGAGTCCATAAAATCTTCAAATGTATCAATTGGCTTTAGCGCTCTATTAACTTCTTGCAATGGAACCATAAATACACGGGCAGCATCTCTAATCACACCCTTGTCTTTAAAGTACGTGTAAGTTGAAATAGAAGCTACGTGCTTAAACTTTTTCTTTAAATAATCTTTAACTTCTTTTCTTCTGCGGTCCTCAAAGTCAGTATCAATATCTGGAAAGTCATTTCGTTCTGGATTGATAAAACGAAAGAAAAGCAAATCGTATTTGATTGGGTCTACGTCAGTTATTCCTAGGACATAGCACACAAGAGAACCTGCTGCTGATCCACGACCTGGACCAACCCTAATGTCATTTTCTTTTGCCCAACCAATCATGTCTCCAACAACTAGGAAATAGCTTGCAAAATTTTTAGAAGCAATAACATCAAGCTCTTCTTGAAGCCTTGCAGCATAAATTGGATCAGAATCTTTTTTAATCCTCTTCAATCCATCTAACGCAAGGCCTTTTAGTTTCTCATCTGCATCTGTTTTTGGAACTGGAAGCAAGTCTAACCCTTGGTAGAAATCGTAATCTTCAATTTTGTTTTGAATTTCCATAGTGTTTTCGTAAATGTCTGTACGTGTTACGCCAGCCTTATTAAAATCTGATTCTATTTCAGATCGACTTTGAATAAATAAATTCATGTCTTGAAAAGATATTCTACGATCTGGGTATAGATAGTTAAATCTTTCTAGCATGTCTTTCATGTTTCTAGACATATCAAAATCTGAATCTTTGTCTGCCTTTGGAGAAGTTGATAGTATTAGCAATGCTTCTTCTAATATTCTATCTTCTTCTTTAGCGAAGTGAGCATCTCCTGTTGCCACCGACTTGATTCCAAGCTTGTCTGCTAATTCTAGAAGGGCAGAGTTGATCTCCACAGGGTTATGTGATTGCACTTCCACGTAAAAATCTTGTCCGAAAGTTTGTTTAAAGTCTTTGAGAAGAAGTTCTGCTTCCTCCATGCTACCTTTATCGATAGCCTTACTAATGAGTCCGTTAAGACATCCGCTGAGAACGATAATACCTTCGCTATAATCATTTAAAATCTCCCTATCAATACGTGGCTTATGATAAAAGCCTTCATTCCATGCGAGCTCTTGCAAGATATTTATATTCTCCAACCCCTTTTTATTTTTCGCTAGCAAAATAATATGGTTATAGGCTTGAATAGACTTATCTGTTTTAGAAGATCTATCAAACCTATCAGTTGGAGAAATGTACGCCTCAACACCAAGAATCGGCTTAATGCCAAGTTCCTTTGCGGCAATCTGCATATCTCTGTGTGACGAGAGAGTGCCATGGTCTGTGATTGCAATCGCAGTTTGCCCAGCATCTAACGCTGCTTGGCATAATTCTTTAGGTGAATTTAGTCCATCCATTAATGAATAATAGGAGTGAACATGTAGGTGCGTAAAACTCATTAGTATCCGCCCATGCATTCATTTCTTGTATGATAAAGTCTAATCTTATTCATAATTTTTTTATTTGGTGCGTAAAGATCTTCGCCGCAACACGCTGTTTTTAAGTACCACTCTTTAGCAAAAAAGTCGTATATCATTCCTTTATAGTTGGCATATTTTTTAGCTACAAATGTCTGAAAAGGATCTGGTATTTCGTATGTAGTCATAATGCCATTCTACTAAATAACATAGGGGCAGTCAATAGACTGCCCCTATGTATATTAAATTACCAATCCATATTGCTTGTTGTAGCCGATGACTCTTCTCCAGAATTTGATGACTCTCCTGCAAAGAAAGCCTCTTGTTCTGTATATGGCAAATCACGAACTGCAGTTGTCTCTAGATCATAAAGCTCTAAAGAAGTACCATCAAATGGTGTTTCATCCTTACCTAAAGGAATAATAGTGTAGCTTGTATCTGTTTTTGTTCCAGTGCGCTTAATGCGCCACATAAGATTTGTAATGGATCCCATTTCTCCAGCGTACTCAATTAGAGTTGGAGTGATTGTTTTTCCACTTGAACCTTGAGAAAGAATACCAACGTATGGCTCTTCCTTGCCGTCATCAATTAAAACATTAATGTAAAGTCGTGAACGACCCTTCCATCCTGCTTTGTAATCCTTGCGGTGCTGTTCGCAACCGTAGCATTTTCCTTGATCTTCCATAGAGCATAGCCCTTTACGGCGATAGTCTTTTGGATTTGTATGCTCTACAGCAATAAAGCCGAGACCATTTTTTTCGTTATATGTAGGTGAATCTGGATCTAGTTCTTGCAAGAATCGAACCTTTACGCTTTCAGAATCCTCTAACTTTACCCAGCGAGCCTTCACTCCATCTCCGCTTGAGTGATGCGGTGTATCCATGACCTGGTTTAGGCCCTTTAGTCCTTTAACGATACCCATTGTATCTCCTTAGTTTGTAGTGACAGTATAAATCTGCCGTTTATTTTTACTATTCGTTTTTCCAAGATTGGTACTCAATATTGGAAACTGCATTGTTTATGCATAGCTTAATTTCCTCATCGGTCATATCGCCTGCATCTTTTGCACTGTGTGGATATATCTTACCATATTCATGCGATGCCCACAAGGTGTCTTTGTTACGTAATCTACTTACTATTGATGATCCTAGGCTCCTGCCAGCCTCATCTGAATCAGTCATAATTATAATCTTGTTAAAATATCTATTTAATAGGTTTAAATTTTCTTGTGACATATGACCGCCAAGCGTAGCCACGACATTAGGAAATCCAGCTTGATGCACACGGATTGCATCGAAGCTGGACTCCACAATAATTACATTACTGCCAATTCTTTTAGCCTTATGTATATTAAATAAAGTCTTGCTCTTTGGTAAGTTGGTGCTGTTCTTAAACTTTTTATCCGATATAGATCTACCAACAATCCCAACTGGAAGTCCGTCTGGACTATGTACTGGAACAGTAACCATATTTTGTTTAGGGGAATATCCTAGCATAAAATGATTAATTGATTCAGAGTTGATTCCTCTTGAGGCAAAATAATCTTGGGCTTCTGTGGAAGACAATAAGTTATTGTGAAGATTCTTTAGTAAATTTTCTGGGAACTCTATAAAGTCAGGCTTATCTTCAAGAAGGTCATTGAGTTCATCCTCAAAAGAATCTTCGACTGTTTTACCATGAGACATAATTAATCTTAAAGACTGAAAGTCATTAATGTGCATTACTCTTTTTACTAAATCATTTAGTGATCCAGATTCGCTACAAGAAGGATTAAAGCATATCCAAGCACCAGAGCTTTCATTAATACTACAACTTGGTGTATGCGTGTTATTATGAAATGGGCAGAAGAAAGCTATCTGATCTCCAACCTCAGTTGAAAGATTAAGTCCAATAGATTTTACTATTGACTTTATCTGACCCGCTGAGTATGTCGTGGAATCAATTTGCCCTGTGATATTCCCTCTACCTCGCATGCCTTCTTCTTTCCTACATATATACCATGGAGAGTCATTAAGAACTTCCATGTTTCACCAGTGAATTCTACCGAAAACGCTGAGTCTATGTCAAGTACCCTAACGTAACCCCTTGACCTCATGTCGTGAGTTAATAAAGTTTCGTACTGTGGCCTAAGACTAATTAGCTGAGAATTGTCGTAAAACGCAACTTCTATTTGAAATCTTTTAATTCTTTTGTGCGTCATCTTGGAATGGATTTTCGTATATCTCCTTGATGATACCTTTATTGATATCCCAGTCTAGGAACATATTAAATTCCTGGCCGTGTCTATTCTTTCTGCTGACTACCTCAATCATATTTGTATTTGTATATTTATGAATTGCAATGGCCATATCAGCATCATATTCAATAGCCTTTGACCATGCTACCTGAGATAGCATTGGAGGGTTGTCTTGATCTGATATATCGTCCATTGTTGCGGCAGTAATATCAATTACAGGTATTCCATTATTCATAGCAAGCATTTTAAACTCACGAGAAATATTCATGTTACGTTCAGTTGCTCCACCGCTTTTTTTGGTATCTGAAAATAGCTGGTGGTAATCTAGAATTACAAGGTCTGGCTTATGCTGATCTATCTTAGACTGAACAGTGTTAGCATTAACTTCGCCAATTCCTTCATTAGATACTAGGATAAAGCCATTCTTATTCTCAAACTTCTTATTACCCCAAGATCTAAGATTATCTACATTGACATCTCCCCTTGCAAAATCACTAGCACGGAATAAGCCTGAGCCCATCATAGTATAAATACGGTTACGCATATCCTCTGGAGACATCTCAAGGGATATAATCATGGGCTTAAAACCCTGTTCCCAGGCCTTACAGGCTAGATAAGAGGTGAACCATGTCTTACCCCTACCTGGCCAGCCAATAGCGACTATAAGGTGCCCTGGAGCCATTCCTGTAGGGTAAGCCTTGTCTATGGCTTCAAAGCCCGTTAGGATACCTGGGCTTCCTCCCATAGCGGCTGAGCGTTCTTTTACTGACAAGAAATGCCTTTCAGCGGCATCAATATCGGTAATGTCTACGTCTCTAATATTTCCAGTAAATCTTGATAGCGTGGCAAGCTTGGCCTGCATGTCACTAATTACTCTTGAGGCAGCATCTTCTTTTAATGCTGAGCCACTTTGCAAAATAATATTTTTTAATCTGGCTGTTAGGTATTCGTTCTTTAGCTTGTCTAAATAATATCCAGTCTCAGCTTTTGTTTCTGCTGGATCAAAATCTTTAAATCTTTCCATTAGTACGCCAACCTCTGGAACCGCTTTAAACTTATAGTAATATGATTTTAGAGCATCCCATATATCTTTGTGCGATGTAAATAGGTCGTCAACATTATCCGCTAGCAATGTGCTGATATCTTTATTCTTGCATACTGAAGAAATTAACTCTGACTCTGTATTCACTGATCTCCGCCCTCTACCAATTTCTTGGTTTTCTCAAGTAAAACAATTCTATTTTGTTTATCTTTTTCCATCTGCTGCTTTAGATCATCTATCTTGTCAAAGTTATAAAAAAAGAAAGACAGTGGGTGTCCAGACTTTGATGTTGAGAAGTAGTATATCAGAAGAGATTTTGCTCTGTCAAAGCCAACGCTATCAAGAACATCTTGCATCGCCCACTTCTCACGAAATTTATTTATTCGAGGAACTTTATTATACTTCTCTTTGTATAGAGAATCGTATAGGCTTAAAAGAATATAAGGCTCTTTATTATTTGCCACGCTTAAGCTCTTCTTCTACTTCTTGTGTTTTTTCAACCAACTTTTTTTCAACAAAGGCATAGACACGCTCAGTTGCGACATCGACAGTCTCTCCCTGTCTAACATCGTCTTCAATGCCAACTCCTATTTTAATGCTTTCGTAATTTCCTAAATTTCTAGTAAAGGACAAATCGACTTTTACTCTCGTTGTCATTTGTGCTCCTTCTTTATGTGGTTAGATAATGTTATGTATGCAAAATCGGATCTTACTTCAAGCTCTTTATTACATGTAGGGCATACAACTATTCGGCTACTTGCCATCCTTATCACCTTTGGCTTTAACAATTAGCACTGGCCCATTCAATGAATTCCAGTAGGCAACTTCTGCTTCTCTTTTGCGCTTCTTAGAAGCGCCAGTCTCCAGTGTATACTTCGCCATCTCAGCCATTACTCCGCCTTCCATATAGGGATAAAGTTTCCTTCATCGTTCTTAGTATACAATATGAAGTTGTTTTTGAAAAGACCCAGTAATTCTGCCCTTGATATTATTTCTGCTGAGTGCCCTGAGTCTAATATATGTTGGTGCACGTCTAATATGTGTTTCTGACTAAACATATACTTAGACCACTTTGTACTATCTGGCTCAGATATAGGATATATCTTTGGAGGAGTTGCCACCTTACCCTCGAGTATATAATCTTGTATGGTAACCCTATGCTTGTTAAGCATTGCAGAAACCTCAACAATAGTATAAGCATTCTCCATATGTTTTTTTACTTGCGAATAAGAATACATGACACGCTTCCTGTCTGGATAGCACCATGCAACCATTTCGTCTTTTGATCTAGATGATCTTAAGACTTTATGTACTTTATCGTTTAAGAAGAAATACCGTAGTTTTTTTGATTTAACATCTCTTTTTGATCTAGCCATCGTCCGAAAGCACTCGTTTCTTTATTTATCATCCATCTTTTCCCACACATACTACAAAACAATTCTGCGTGTAGCTTCTGAGAAAATACCCTATCTACAAAAACTCTTCCTTTACATTTAGCGCACCACATTATAGACTGAACATCTTTCCATCAACCATGCATGTATAGTTTGGAGATACGTGAATCATTTGAACATGTGGATACTTTCCATTTTCAATATGAGCAATAGCAAACCCCTTTTGCCAATCGTGATGCTGGGTATACTTCATACCTGGTCCCTTTTCATCACACATGTGACCAATCTCATATCCCCTTAATGTTTCACCCTTGCCATTATTTCTAAGTTCATAGGTAACCATATGAGAAGCAATTCTGTGAGAGTGTCCTCTAATTAAAGACACCTGCATATCTTCCATATCTTTTCTTACTGCTCCAGTTGCAGAGATTGACATACCGTGATGTACGTGAATATCTCCAAAGCGTTTCTTAGGAAGGCTGTCATAATAAATATAGTCATACCCCAATGAGTCTAAACTCCACAAAGCTTCTGGAGTAACGTGCTTAGCATACTCTGGAATCTTTTTACCAAGGTAATCAAATATTCTAATGTCGTGATTTCCTAGTGCGGAAAACAACTGCGCCTTTGGCATCATCTTTCTTGTGCGTGTATAAAATTCTCTGGCTCCGCTAGATTCAATTCTCATGTCCTTAAGCATTAGCTCTAGGTCGTTTACAACATTATCGTCTTTGTAAGCTTTAATAAACTCTGTAGGCTTGCCGTCTGTATATTTACTATAGCATGCCTGATCATCTGTATCGCCAAGGTAATCAACGACATCTGGCTTAAACCACTTCATAACCTTAAACCAAAGCTCAATCATCTTATCGTCTTGGTACGGGAACTGCTGGTCCGAAGACAGCATCCATTTTAAATCGTTACTCATTGTCTACCTTTACGCAAAAAAAGTCACGGGTACGTGACTTAGATGTTACAGTAATTGTAACATATTGGTTTAGCTTGTCAATAGTTTAAGCTAGTGTTCCTGTAGCAAACATATCAAATGTTACTGAGGCTGAAGCAGCGCCTGCGCCAGATCTAACCACAAAAGACATGCTGGTTGTATCTACGCTGGTAACAATTATGTGCATTCTGGACTGAGCTTCACTTAAAGAAGCCGCTCTTGGCTGAACCCAACATGATGGCGTTTGTGCAAATGTACTTCCAAATGTCCATGTATATTTTGCAGATGGAGTTTTTGATGGGTTTACTGTCATGGTTTTTGGCTTTGTTATTGTGGTGCCAGAGACCTTGGTTTCAACAGTATCTGTTTTATTTGTAATACTGATTGCAGAAGAATTTGTACCCTTTGCAATTAACTGAATATTAGCTACCATTGTTTTTAAAAGGTCCGCTGTAACAGGATCTCCATCCTGAATAAGCATATCTTTAATAGGTACTGCGTCGCCCATACTATTCTCCTACTTCTGCCTTTGCAGGTTCTTCTTGTGAAATCTGTGTTATTTCAGCACGTAGTATAGCAATGTGAGTCTCATACTGTGAGACAATCTCGCCAATTCTTTGCTGCAATGCTTGTATTACTAGTTCTGCTTTGTCCATTATATCTCCTTGATAGATTTACAGTATACCATTATGGGGTATTGGTGTCTAGGCCATGCAAATGAATATAAGATTCAGTTGTCATTTCTTCTTCTGTTATGCCCTTATGTCTTGCAAACTGCTCTTTTAAAGCCGCTCCACAATCTGGACAAATTGCATATGCCCAATTGTAATCAATTGAATCTGCATACATATCTTTGTCGTCCATACAAACTGAACACCAAAATCTAAACATTATCTGCTCTCCAATTCTAATATTTTTGCTTCCATTTGTTCTATTTTTAATTTCATATCTCTTACTATCGGGATCAAAAGAAATGCATATTTTTGCTCATTTCTAAATGATGTTGCTTGTCCTTCCAAATTTCGCTCAACAAAGAATCCTAGGCCAGCATCCTCCATGTCCTCAACAATAGGCCCAAAGTTGTGCGTTCCCCACATTTCGTTTGGAATACCTTCTATATTATTTTTATAAGTATAAAAATTAACTGGAACATCTAAAATTCTTTCATAATATGCTTTTGGGACTTCATTTATATTTTCTTTAAATCGTCTTGAAGAGTCAGATACAAATCCGCTTCCCATATGCCTAAACCCAACAGCTCTGACAATGTTCCTAATTTCAGCTGCATAGGTTCTGTCTGAAGTATCTACAGTAATTCTATTTACGTTGTCAAGTGTATACACTCTAAAGGATTGACCTGAATCTCCATATGGGTTTCCTACTCTCATGCCATAATCTGTTCCAGACAACCAGCCAATTAGAACCTTATTCCCAAAAAGAATTCTTGGGTTTACGTCTAGCTTTGCAGTAAAATCGGTACCTCCTGTAAGTGTAAAGCCACCAATAGTTCCAGATGTAGCGGTTACTGCTCCAGAGAATGATCCAGTTGCTGCACTAAGTGTTCCTGCAAAGGTGGCAGTTCCATCTGACAAAATTGAAAATGTTGGTACACTATTCTTGTATCCATAGAATCCAGTTCCAGTAAATTTTAGACCGCTGTTTGCGCTTCCGCTAAATATCTCAAGACCTGTTGCATCCGCTGTAATTTTATTGTCAACAGTACTTTGAACAATATATGTTGATGCATTTAGTTTACTATTTACAGATGTCTTTAAGGCAAATGTCGTGTCTCTTCTGCTTGTCCATGAAGAACCAGTCCATGTTTTTAATTCATTTCCATTGTCTATATCTATCCACAAGTCACCAGTACGAACTGCTGTTGGTTGAGTGCCTTGAACAAATGTTGTGTTTTTAGTGGCAAGGCCCGTGCTTAATGTAGTTGAGCTTACATATCCATTTTCAACTGTTGTAAGTCTAGTGTTAACACCACTTACAGTATCTGTTGTTGCGTAGCCATCAATAGTCGATCCAGTTCCAAGGACTGCGCCTGTTGCATAAAGCTTTCCAGCAGAGCTTACTTTAAATGCTGCATTTGATGATGATTGAGACCCCACCCATATTCTAAATGAATCTGTTGCGCTCAGTCTAACTATCGAAGCTAGTGTTCCAGTAGTGTCACCAAGCGTAAGAGTTCCATTGCTGTCAAGTCTTGTATTGCTGCTATAGATTGATCCAGTAGTCTGAGCTGTGCCATCTATTGTCCATCCACCAATGTAACCTTTACGAGCATCAACTTTTCCATCTACTTGGCTTATAGATATAGTTTGATTATTGCTTGCGTCATATGCAAATAGACCACTGCTATTAAGCCTTACTCTTGCACCAGTAGACGGAGAAGCTCCAGCATATAATGAGCCACCACTTAACTGAACATCTCCACTGAATGATCCTCCAGTAGCATTAATTTTTCCTGTAGTGTAAAGATCTGATCCGTCCCAGAATAAAAAAGCAGAAGGACTACCAACTCTAAACTGCCCAGTGTTAAGCCAATAATTGTGACCAAAGTTTGTTGTAGACTTATTAAGAATTATTCCACTATATGTTCCAGCAGTTTGTGATGGGGTAATAGTTGTTGAAGTATTTATTGATTGCGCTATACCAGTTCCTATTTTAAATAGGTCGGCAGTTTTTCCTCCGATAGATAATATTGAGCGAAGCTGTGCAAAAGCATCCGCTGGAGCATTTGCATCTACAATCGGTCCAACTGTTCCAGACTGTGCGCCAACCCACGTCAATGCATTATAAGGACTCTTTGCAGTTACCTGCCAATAATATAAGGTGTTTGGTATTAATCCAGTTATGTCAAAAGTTGTTGTGGACTTGCCGTCAACCTGTCCGTATTCCCATAACGGGTTTGGTGTCGATGCTGGATTTTGAGTTGTCCATCTTAATACGTAACCAGAAGTATTTGTATCTGCGTTTGCAGACCAGGATGCTGTTAACTTTCCGCTAAACCCGCTTTTATCATTTTGATCTATAGACCCAGTTACTGAAACAGAAGATGGAGCTGATGGCGGAGTAGATGTGTCTGGGTCTGCATTTTGTGGTGTTACTGGCCCAGCTATTGCTGAAGATCTATTTACATCTAACCATTTGTCTCTTGTTACAACCTTAACCCATCTTGGTACAAAGTTTGAAGTATTAACGAACAAACTATTTGATGTTCCAACCCAAACAATATATTCTTCTCCGCCAAAAACACCAGTAAGACTTTCATAAACAATGATGTCTTCATGCTCACTTAATGGAGCAGTATCAAATTTTACACCGTATCCTTTTATGCCTGGGGTTACAACTAAATTTGTTACTGGTAGTGTGTTGTTTGGTATATCAAAGGTAGTCTCTATCCATGGGGATCTTGGGCCTTCTGTAGTTGCTCCAGTTTCAGGATCTTTATAGCGATAAGCAGCCTGTAATTTATATTTTTTATATGCCACAAGTGGCATGTCAACTGTAACTGTATATGAATCTGCAGAAGTTTCTGTTGCTGCAGCTTTTGCTTCCTCTGTAGTTTTTGCAAGATCTGGTGGATTATACATCAACCACTCTCTGTCGTATGCACCTGCCATTTAAAAATTAATTCCTAATCTGTATTCAATATCCATTTCTTTTCCAAGTGTTTTAATCTGAGGAGATGAAAGTACAGATCTGCTTATCATTCCGTAATCAGTTCTAAATGAATCTTCATCGTTAATCCTTAGCCCGTCAAACAAAACATTTGACGTTGCAGAGGGGTTTGCTTTTGCCCCAACAGATATTTTAATTATTGATTGCGTTGGGGAACCAACATTAAACCCTGCTGTATTGCTTTGAGTCAAGTTGTCATAAAGATATTTAAAATTTAGCTTTGCTAATTTATTGCCTATCGATGAACCATTAAATCTTGCTTCGTAGTAATCTGAATCTGAGCTATAAAATCTAATAAAAACATACTGAAGATTTAAATCTGACTGTCTATATGATAAAGTTATACTATCTTCGCTGCTATACCCAGATAAATCAAGCTCTGTTGCGTACGTATATTGTTTTGCCGCTCCACTTGTTGATGTTAACGATATCCATTTTGTTCCAATTGATGGGGGTGGGCTAGACGTTTGTGTTGCTGGTGTTGATCCGTCAAGCCAAAGAGTGTTATTTTCAAAAGTTGAAATAATTTTACTCTGGTAATCAGTGTCATTAAATCCAATAGATGGGAACAGCCCAACTTCATTAATGTATCCAGAAACATCTACTGGCAATGTTGTTTTATATACTACTGCATAAGAAGTTAAACCAGTTGCAGAACTGGTTTGTATGTCTGCACTTTGAACAGAAGCCCTTGACTTATAAAATTCAAACCCAAGCTGAGTATCATTTGCTGTAGGAGAGGCTGAGCCTATTCCGATTGCAATATCTTTTGCCTGTGTATTATTTGAGCCAGCAAGATACTGCGTAAGGTATCTTTTGCCAAATTTAGTAAGCAAATTTTTGCTTCTATATATCTCTTTTCCATCTTCATAAAAGATATAAGTTCCGTACATGCTAATACTATATTCCATATGCTTTAGCTCCCACTACTGAATCACCAACACTGTTTTTTACATTTATTGTAAATCTAACAAAATCGTTTTTATTTCCGTCTCTAACCTTTTCTTTTTTTACTATAGTAATATCAGACAAGCTTGGTGCAACCATAGAACCATCTTTGTCGTCATCATCGTCATCATCATCTTCGTCGTCTTCTGGAGGCAAGACACCTTCTTTAAATTTGCCAGAAAGTGTATTTTTGGGCACTACGTTAACAAGCTCTGGCTTTAATACTGCAATTAATGGGTCACCTTCAACAAGGGTGTATTTTGCAGACCTTAATATCTTGCCAACTGGAGTATCATTTCCCATTTTATTTCCCCTTTATGCCTGACTGTAAATTGATCGTGCCACAATTGAAGTAGTTCCGCCTAATTCAGATGAACTACCAACTTCTATGATAACATATTTTATAACACTTTGTCCAACATCTTCAGATGAATATAAGTAGTTGGACGGGTAAGAAACCTCTATAATGTCACCGATCTGCAGCAATGGGTTAAAAAATGTTTCTATGCTTATAACTCTTTGTTGTTTTGACCATTGTGCCCTTATCCAGTCATGTAGTTCTTTTGCCTCTGTTTCTTTTTGGAGCCAGGTCGAGTCAAATGCAATACCCTGTTTTTTATCTTCATCAGTTAACTTTGGATCTATGTACTCAAATGGGTCTTTTGGAAGAACGTAATCTCCTACCACTATTAATCTTTTATCTCCCCCGTCTGACATTTCTGTAAATGCGCCAGAATTATTTAAAACAAATACATCCATTGAAAAAGCGTCCAGCGACTCCCCAACAATCGTAACATTTGGATTTAGTATAACTTCAGTGTATTTTGGGGATGCTGGGGAATAAGTGTATCTAGTCTGTATTCTTTTTAGCTCTCTTGCTACTGGCCCAAACTCTTTTACCCATAAAGTAGAGTCTGAAGGATTTGTTTTTCCAGAAAATACAAAATCTGAAAACATTCTTACTAAAGAGGAGTTTGCAGCGAACAGCCCCTTGTATACGCTATATGGATTATTTTGAGTATACTCTTCTTCTGAAATTGTTTGTGCGTATACATAATCATATGATACTGGCCCCTGAAATGAAGTAAGGGCAAACTTATTTGTAATCTCTAAAGGAGTTTTATCATGTATTGCAAATACAGTATTATTAAATACAACCTTAAAAACTAGGTTTTTTTCTGATCCATTTTTAATAGTTCTATTTACTTTTATGTCTAGCCTGTATAGCTCTCCGCCATTTACTCCTGTAATTTTAGAATTACCTGCGTTTGTTTGTGTGTCAGCTAGCTCTACCAATTTACCATTAACAATCTTATACATTGTTACATCTCTATAATTTTTATCCTTGGTTACATTTTGGCTTGTATTTACACATAAAAAATAACCAGAAGTGTTGTCTGAATTTAAACAAAAAGCTATTCCGCCTTTAGTTCTTTGCTCTGCAGTATCTTGTCCGCTTGCATCTTTTATAAGTGGAAAATACATGCTTGTTCCTATTATAAAATTATTACTAGCCCAATTAGCTCCATCTTTTGTATATGTAGTTACTGGTCCGCCAGCTAAATTTTTATCCATAGAGTTTGGATATACCATTGTAAGCAAGTCATTATCTACATATCCTTTGTATACAGTGTTTGTTACTGGATCTGTTATATCTTTAACTACAGTATTTGGTGAGAATATAGTCATCATTGATCTTGCTATGTCTTGGGAAAAATTCCATTTCCATGCGTTATCTTTTGCTGGTATAGAATCTAAAGTAAAGTTGCTTGTATTTGGAACCGCTGTTCCATTGGTTGTATTCAACACTGAGCCAGACCATTCAGATTTTAATGCTGCGGTATTAATGCTATGATCAGCTGGAGCATTTAATATACCAAAAGCATTTCTTTGTTTAATTCTATATTGTTTTTCTGGTTTAAATGTATTAGGCTCAGAAAGCCCCTCCCACTTACTAATATCAGCATCGCTTGTCACCCATATATATTTAATATTACCGACAGATGTTCCTATTGGCTGATACTGAAATTTAATTGCATCGTATTCGATTACTTCTTGTTCTACTACAAGGTATCCAGAAAATGAATTTAGCTTTGTAGCGTAACCATCAACAATTACTGGCTCAAGGCTTATGACTCCAAATGGTGCTGCGCCAGTGCCCTGTAAGTCTGGCTCAGGCGTTGCTACGGCTGGTAGGGGTGCTATCAATGCGGCTGCTCCAAGTACTGTTATTGGCGCATCATATAAATCATCTGCATCTCCTCCATTGTAATTAGAAGATAACCTTGGGGTGTATATAATTTTAACAGCTTTTACAGAAGGCACATCAGTAGAAGACAAGCTGATTATGTTTGATAAGTTAGATCCGTTTGTATCGTATCTAAATTTAAAATCCGTAGTTGTTCCATCAAATATATACTCTCTAGTATAAAATTGAAGTACGTTATTTTCATCAAAGGTAGCAATCATTTGAGTGTCTCTACACAGATCTTGTATATGCTCCCAAACTGTTTTGCCTGGATCTGTGTACCAATAATATGGCCTAATGCTAGATTTATCTTTATCTGTTTTATTAAATTTATATGTTGTGAATCCTATTGAATCCAGCAGTCTCCTTATAATTGCCTGCGACGAAGAATCTTTAATTACAATATCTGGTGGGAATATTTCTTGTAGCTCTTTTGCTCCATCCAATGCCTGTGCTGTAAGATTACCATTTTCATCTACACTATATTCGGACAAAAAGTATGTTCCCTGTTTTATTTTTTCAGAATCAATCATATAAAATGGAGTGACTATTGCATCTCTATAAAAATTAGCTTTTGCATAATTAAATGCATACTGCTTGTCATATAAGAAATAAGATCTGTCAAAAAAATTAAATAAAAGTTCTGACATGTTTGACGTTACATTTCCTACTGGAAGAAGTCCATCTGGGGAATCAGAGGCTTGCTTCTTAATTGTAAATGATACAAGGTCTGAAGAAAGGTCTTTAACAAATCTTCCAGACATTTCAATAATTCCAACATATCCTCCAGATACAGTTACTGTGTTTATTTGAAGAGACATCTTGCTTATATTTATTGGTGTGCTCGGTGTAGTAAATTCTGTAGTTGACCATGAGGATCCATTGTAGTATAAATTTAATATTCCATTTGCTGGTATAGTAGCTGTAGCATTTGTTGCAATTGTAATTTCTGATCCAGTTATAGGTGTGGCTTTTATGGACCAAGTAGCTGGAAGCCCGTGAGATGATTCAAATTTAACAACAACTTTGTTTACAGCTGCTGTTTTTGCAGATGGGTAATTAACATCTATTATACAATTTGATAAAGCTGTTCCAGATGCTTTTGGAGTAATCCAGTATTTATACGATGTTTTTATTCCAGGTAAATACATTCTTGTTGTAAATGCAGTATCTGCAGAATACTTAATTGTTTTTTGAGCCCCTGGGTCTCCTAATATAAAATATTGAATTCCAGATGCTTGTGGTCTTCTTGGTATAATTATTGAAGTAAGTGGAAACAGTTTTGTAAAAGGTTTATACTTTGATCCATCAGATGCTGTTTTTTCTACATCTAAACTTCCTGCTGGATTATCAGCAGTTCCTCCTGGACCCCTAACTGTAACTCCATCAATAATGTCGTTCATGTTATATTCTATCCAACATTTTGGAGTATATTCAATTGAATTGGATTGATTAATTTTATTAAGCGTTATTGGGTATGGGGATAACATTAAACTTCTTCCAGGCTTATATTAGCATCCCAAAATTCTTGAGCGACGTCAGTGCTTTTTTCTTTTACATTTCTTTTTACAACAGTAAATGAGCATGATGAAAAAAATGCATTAAATATTTCTTCCCTGACTCCGTTGTAAGATACCTTTACTCTAAATGCAGATTTGCCAGTTGTTAAATAGAAATTTCTAAGCTCCCATGCTCCGTATCCGCCATCAACAGTCATTGTTGCATATGATGGAAGCATGCTCCAAGAAGCAGATATAGTTTTCTTATCAGCAATCCATAATTTTCTAAGAGACCCGTTTGCCATTCTTTGGCTTTGTTCGTGCCTATATGTTTCAATTGATACTGGCGATCTATTGTGTTCAGATAATTTAATCCATGTATTAGAATTTGGGGTGGACTCAAAATATAGTATTGATCCTACTGGTAGAGTTAATGTCATTTGCTAGCCACCTTAATGTTTTTGCTTTCTCCTACCATTTTAACATTATTCTTTGTTACTGATTGGAATATCTTTACGGCAGCTTCGCTAGCCTTTCTAACAAGCTGATCCTCATTCATTCCTGGGGTAGCGTGTATATGCTGTGTATAATTTAAGGTTTGAGCTCCTCCAGAAGATGAGCCCACTGGAGAAAGATTTGCCTTCTTAATATCAAATTTAGGAGAAGCATATGGGATGCTACTTATATTAGGGATAATCATATTTCTATATGCTATCTCTGGCCCTTCATCTCCAACAATAGTAGGGACTCTTGGGTTAAGCTTCATTGTTCCCTTACCAGCTCTTACAACTGGACCAACTTCATTATTTTTAAATGAGTGGGTTCTCTTTCCGCCATCTTTTTCAACTGCGTATGTTTTGCCAGCATATTCAAAAATCCAATACTGGGCTCCATTTGCGGCAATGTACTGTCTGGTTTGTTTTCCAGTTGCAGCTTTTTGTGCAACTTCTTTTAATGAGCCGTCGGTTCTACTAAATGATGCTGCATCTACACCAAATGATTCTCCAGCCTTAGTTTTTACATATCCAGTGCTGCTTCCTTCTGAACTTAATTTAATAGACTTGCCAGTTATAAATAAGTTTTCTATCTTTGCATTTTTTAAAGAATCTGTTATTGCAGACATTATTCCATTTTTAGGATCTGTAAACTGTGAGACTGCGGAGCTGACGGCATCCATTCCATCTTTAACCTTAACACCAGCAACCTTTAAATTGTTGCTTACTACTGCCGCTTGTCTCTGAGCAGCCTTGGATTCTTTTACATAAGTTGCAATATCTTTACCTGCAGCAAATGCATTAATTGCAAGCGCAAGCATAGATCCGTTTACGTCATCAATTTCTTTCTTTTGCTTAACAATTGAATCATTTAGTTTTGACAAGCCTTCTGATGCTATTACAGCTGCATCATTTAATTTTTCGTTTTTATTATTAAGGGCATCAATTTTAGATTGAGGCTTAACATTTGCAGCATCTCTAGCATTTTCAATTGCTGCGACTTGTGAGTTGTACTGCATTGTTGACTGGTAGCCCTTAATGTCTAATTGATACTGCTGTGCTTTTGCGGTATCTCCAGTTGCTACAGCCTGATTATATCCGAGCTTAGCCTTTTCAATTTCTCTGGCCAGGTCGCCTTCGGTCTTAGCAATATCTAATGCTTTTAGTCTAGCGTCAGCAAGCTTATTATTTAAATCAATTTCTTTTTGTAATGCCTTGATTGCATCTCTAGTTTTTATTTGTGAGGCTGCTGATTGTCCCTTGGCAGCTGACATTAATTTCTTTTGCTGTGCGGTTAGTTTCTCAAGATTATTGTACTGCTTTTCAAGCAATCCGCCAGAGCCAGAGTTAGCAGTCTCTATTGCGGTTTGCATTGCTGTTCCAGCAGACACTAGGCCTGCCACCTGAACAGCATTTAGTCTTGACAGGTCTCCAGCATATCCCTGAGTTGTTAATCTTATTTTTTGCCACAAGCTGATAACAGTATCTTGTTCACTAGCAAATTCACGAATTGCTGGGTTTGTTTTTTCTAGTTCTGCTAGGGTCTCTTCTGTTATTGTAACCCCACGCTCCTTAGATTGGTTAACTTGATTTGTTACCTGTAGCTCTGCCTGAAGCTGAGTTAGAACTTCCTTCTTGCCAGACTTATCTGCGCTAGCAGCTTTTCTGCTCTTGTCTATAGCTTCTTGAACAGCGGTGTCCATTGCAGTCATTGCGGTCTGTACAGTTCCAGCGCCTTCTCTTCCTCCTTGCTTCGAGGTGCGAGCATAAGAGCTTACTGCATATCTTGCTGTTGTCTGTGCGTCAGTCATGCTATTAAATGCACTATTTTTTACAGTTGAGGCTAGGGCAGCAGATCCCTTTTCTGAAACCTTAAACATAGCATAAATCTTTTTAGTTGCTTCATCTGCAGATAAGCCAGCTGCTATTAGTTGTGCCTTTAAGTCTGTTGCAACATTTTGTAGGTTGCCAGAGCCAGATGTTTGATTTATTAATTTAATTTGATCAGCATATGTAGACTTGACTTCTTTTCTAAGCTTCTTATATTCCTCAATTGTCATTTCAATTGGTAGCTTAGCCGACATCATGCTATCGTAAACTAAAGCATTTGCTTCTTTTAAAGCCTTGGCATCTTCAATTGTTGTCTTCATCTTTTGATTGTAGTCTGTAAACTTTAATCCAGCTTTTTGTGCCGCTTCTCCAGTGAGAGAATACTGAGTCATTCCAATTCTTAAATGCTCGTTATGATCGGACCATCTCTTTATACCAAGGGCAACTGCTGCAGTCACTACTCCAATACCTATACCTACTGGATTTAATAGCAGTGGTAATCTAGAAAGTATTCCGCCAACTTTGCTTAATACGCCTGCAAACTTTCCACCGCTTGAGCCTAGTGCTGCTAATTTAGCGGACATCTTTTCCATGGCTGGGAATGATTTAGTAAATTTACTTGGCAGCTTTGATGCTGCATCTCCTGCTACATCTGCACCATCTCCTGCAGATTTACCCCTACGCATGTAAGGCAGGCCTCCGACTAATCCTGACAGCAACATTCCGCCAATCATTCCGCCTGTGTCTCCGCCAATCATAGAGCCCAGCATGTTGCCGCCCATAAATCCTGCTGAAGAAAGCAAGCTGCTTCCAATAAGTTTTCCTACTTCTCCGCCTCCAGCATATCCTGGAATTATACCCCCAGAATTTTTAGGAACAAATATCTCTGGTCCCTTTTCGCCTACAAGGTATGGCCTTCCTGCGTTTACTGGACCGCCCTTTTCACGAGCTGCATCATAAACTGCTTCTACCTGTATCTTGTTTTTTTCTGCAGATACAACTCTAAACTTTCCGCCCATGTAAACTTCACTTTCATTTACTTTTACTGGACCACGTGGGGACTGAAATGTAAGATCTGGAAATATTTCTGATGCTGCGACTGCATTTCTATTCTTAACATCTGCAACAATTTGAAGTTCTCCAAATCCATCTGCAGTATCTTTATTTTTACTCCAAGAAGATCGGCGCATAATAAATTCTTTTCCAACCATGTCAGACCATCTTCCTTCTTTTATTAATTCAGAAAGAACTGGTGGAAGTGATTGTGGATTTCTTACTCCTCGATGAAGCCTTCCAGTAAACTTTGTTCTTATTGAAGAAAGATGCTGTTGTACTGCTGGGTCATTTATTGCACCATAGTCACCCATCATGTAATTATAAAGAGCTGATTTTGCTCTGCTCTCTACATCGCCCAGATCAAATGCTTTTGCGCCAGTTTGCTTCATGTATCCAGATCCACCCTTATAAATTACCTGTGGGGCTACATGCTGATTTCTAACTTGTACTGGTCCACGGTATCTTCCAATTTGAAGAGGGCCGTGCAAAGGATCTTGATTAGCTAGATCTTGATAATATGACCTTGGCATTGGATATTTTGCTTCTCTTGCAGGTAATCCAGTAGTTGGAATTTCTCCGTTTGGGTACTTAGCAAATTGTCTTGCTTGTGACTCCTGTACTTCTGGACTAACTCCATCTTGACGCCATGATCTCCAGCCCATAGACTTTTTTGTTAATCTAGGTGGAAGACCACCGTATCCAAATTTACCAATATGAACTTTTCCGCCGAGTGCTCCACCTGCATTTTTTTCTGCTGCTCTCGCCCAATCTAGATTTGCTGCGTGAAGAAAATCAACATCTTCTTTTCTATTTCCTTCATGCCTTCCTATTTTTACAGTAAATCCATCTGCAGACAAGATAGCTTCTTGTGGTGAAGTTGAGGCGCCTCTTTTAGTTCCTTGATATTTATCTACTGAGCTTGTTGCAACCTTAAACTGATTCCATAGCTTACGCAAGGTTTTATTCCCAGTTTCTCTAATATAATTAGTTATTAAAGAATTAGAAATAGAGTGGTATGGATTATTTCTATCAGTTAACAATACTCCCTTTGCATCCATTTCGGAAAGTCTTAATAAATATGCATTTTCTATTTCAATTGCCAATGCTTTTCTTTCAGCAAGCGGCATAACCTTCGAAGGTATTGCGCTCAAGAATCCATCTGTAGAGCCATAGATTTTTCTCTTGGTTCCTCCAAGTAGGCCCTTTGTAGATTTAGTATAATTTCTCAATCCATTTAGGTACTCTTTGATCGGTGCTCCCTTAGCGCCATCCTTCATGAGCTCATTTGAATTTCCTGATTTTTTAGAATACAAACCAGTAAATGGTTTTGTAAACCATACATCTCCAGCTTTTGCGCCTCTCGGACTAAATCCTGGCACCATTTTCTTTACACCAGATATTGCTGCGCCAAATTTTAATGGGCTGTGAAGTCCAGTTAATCTTCCATAGTTATTCTTAGAAGACATAACCGCTCCGCCAAGAGCAAGTGGCTTAACCACATTTCCATTATTTGCCCACTCTAATGTAGGCATCATTGGCTGAGCTATTTCTGGTGGGAAATATGTTTCACCTGGCGTTAGTAGTGCTGGTACAATTTTTCCACCAGTGTTTAAACCTTGAACCGCTATATCTACAAGAGGCTTATTTTTCTTTGATGCTTCTTGATTTAATATGAATCCGCCTTCTTGCAATAGAGCTGGAGTGTTATCATAATTTATTGACGTATCCCCTGGAACTATGTTTCCATCTCTGGAAGGATCATATACCCGCCCACCATCATTTAACTTTTTAGGTCTAGGCTTAGTTGTTTCAATACTAAAGCCTCCACCAGAAGTTCTTACTCCAAGATTTCTTGCAATTGCATCAATTGTGCTTGCAGTACTACCTTTATGGAATAGCTCCTTCATATTTGATTTTCCGCCTGGACCAATAACAGACTGCCCAGTTAATGGAACTGTAGTAAGATTTATTCCTCTTCCCATGCTTCCAGCTGCTAATGTAGCAGATTCCGCCATCATCTTTTCTATGACTAAGTTTAATTGAATTATTTGAGCTCTTGCTTGTTCTACTGTTATTTTTCCAGCTTGAAGTTGTGCAACAATAGCCTTTGATTCTGCTGCTGCAAGTGTTGTTAACTCCATCATAGGTGGGAGCATTGCAGAATATGCATCTGAAAGTGATGCTGTTATTGTTCCCGTTGCTGATATTTCTTTTTTAAGTAAAGCTAATTCTGCTTCTGACTGAGTTGCAATTGCTGCTGTCATTGCATGCCATCGGGCTGCCTCTTCTGCAACTACGCCAGTAGAGACTCCATTAATTGCAGTTAGTCCGTTAATCTTTGGCATATCCCCTGTTGCGTACATCTGTGGATTTTTGCCAATTCTTACGTTGACTGGGCCTGGGTTAGGTACGGTTCCAAATATTGTTCCTGGCTGCTCAGTTGCTGCTGGGATCATGTGAGCCATCTGTCTTGCGTAAGGCTTTCCAATTAATGGGTGGCTCTTGTCTGCCATTCTTTCGCCTTGTACTGCACGAGCAGCACCTGTTTGCATTACGGCAGGGTTTCCTTGCATAGTACTAAACGATGCCGATACCGCTACACTAGACGACAAGGCTTTATCTTTTAAGACATCAAATGATTGTGCAAGAGAATATACTGCATCCTTTAATGTTGCTGAGGCTTTTGCATCACTATAGAATGATTGTTCAAGCAATGTTCCAGCTTTGCTTGCCGCCATTATTTCTGGAGTAAGTAGTTTAAATCCGTCTCCACCTTTAAACAAATTCTTAAGATGGAATACACCCTTAATAACATAACCAAAGAAGTTGGCAAGTACACCAGTAAGCATAAGGAGTGGTCCAGCTAAAGCTGTTAGTCCACCCATAAGTGTTAGTAAGCTCTTTACTGGTCCAGGAAGTTTATCTACAAACTTTACAATGGCTGAAATTGTTTCTAAAACAAATGTGCTTATCTTTAAAAATGATTCTCCAACTGCAGCCATATCTGCTCTAACTGACTCTAGGGCTCTTCTATATTTTCCAGAAGCAGACTCTGTTAGCTGAGCTAATTCTCGCTGAGAAAGATTTGCAAGATCTGTTGTGCTTGCTTTCATAAGATCCATCACTTGAAGTGTCTGAGATCCAGATTTTCCTAAGTTATCAAATAGAGCTGACATTCTTGCGAACTGGAATTTACCAAATAATTGTTCAATTGCTTTTGACTTACTTAGTGGATCAAGTGAGTCAAGTGCAGACTGCAAAGCTAATATTGTTCCAGTTAAATCTCCAGCGTTCTTTTGTACTATCCCGCCAAGATCAATTCCAAAACCTTCAAATGTTTCAAGAGCTACTTTGGTTGGGTTAATCATGGAAGCCATTGCTGACTTTAGTGCGTTAGCTCCTTCTGAAGCATTAATTCCGCCTTCTTTCATTGCGGTCAAATAGAGAGCAAGATCTTTTACGTCTCCGCCAAGTGCTTTTACTACTGGACCAGCTTTTGGAATAGCGGTAACCAAATCATCTAGAGTTGTTGATGTCTGGTTTTCTACAGCGTTGAGGAAGTCAATTGATTGAGTTAGCTCGTCTGTGCTTTGCTTAAATGCATTCTGAATAGCAAGTGTTGCTTTCATCGCTTCTTGTCTATCTACTTCTCCAAGAACTGCAAGTCTTGATGTCTGTATTGTAGACTGAATTAAATCATTTCCTTCTTTACCAGTTGCAGCAATATCAGCAGCTAATGATATAGTTTCCTTATATGAAACTCCATATGAAGAAGCAAGCTCTTTTGCAGTAGCAGATACGTCTTCTCTTACCTTCTTTAATTCTTCAGCAGATTTTGCGCTTAGCCCGCCGTAAACCTTTGTTAATCTTACAAGCTCTTGATCTGCTTCTCTAAATGCTTTTGCTGACGCAGCACCGAATGCAGCCATAGGAACAGTAAGTCCAACTGTAAGCTGACGACCAGCCCACTGAGTGTTCTTACCCCAGTTAATCATCTGGTTTGCACCCTGCTGAATAACCTTATTCATGATTGCAGCTTCTTGTCTTGCAAGGGCCGTCTTATTCTTTATCTCATCAAGACCCTGTGCAATGTGAACATTGTATTGCATTAGGCCTTGTGCGTTTTTACCAAGTGGCTGTATTACAGCCTGCTCCATAAGAACCTGTTGCTTAGCAAGGTCCTTTACAATACTGCTTGTTTTGTTTGCATGCTGCTGCCAAGTATTAAAATACTGGCCTAATTTCATTCTTCCAGAGTCTAAGTTTTTACCAAACTTTTCAACGTCTGATGTAAGTGTTACAAAGTGAGTAGAGAATTGGCCAGTAGATCTTAGCGTTTCCGCAAAAGACTTATTCATTACTCCTACCTGATTAGATAGGTTCTTATTAAGACCAATAGTTGTAGCTTGTAACTTTACTAGTTCAGATGTTACTGCCTGTAGCTGTGCCGTTAAAGCACTAAAGTTAGCCGTTGCGGTTATATTGGTATTAATATTTTGCTCTGCCAATTACCTACTCCTTTATGTATCCGAGTCCCGCTCCGATACCAAATCCTGCTTCATTTGCAAAAGATCCTTGTAGGGACACAACGTCGTCTGCTGATGCTGTAATTCCAAGTGCTCTTCTTCTAATATCCTCAAAAGAAGTATCTTCTTGCTTTTCTTCTAAGTCAACACCTTGCAGTGATGCTAGAAACTTTCTTTCTTCCGTCTGCTTTCGGTTCATCGCCGTAAGCGTTTGTACGAGTTCTGGCATTGAAAGATTCTCTTCTAGTTCCTGGTAATTCTTCCAATGTCCAAGGAGAAATGCTTCTCCCTCGAGAGCGGCTAAGTCTAGTTCTGACCAGCCAGAACCGCTGCCGCTAGAAGGTTTGGGTCGTCCATCTTAATTCCTCCACATACTTCTAGTATGCGGTTGATTGTAGGAACGTCTAATGCATCTTCTAACGCATCAATATCTTTTACCAATTCTGGTAGTTGTTTTTCAAGTGCAATTGCACACGCTTCAATTAGGATAGAAAGCGTTTCTTCCTCTGCTGTCGCAGATGCAACCTTTTGAATAGCTACCATAAATTTTCTTAGCTCTTTAATTGTGAGCGGCTTTAGCTTTACGGTTGCGCCATTTTGTAGTGTTACTTCTTCTACATCATATACTGTTGTTGCCAATTTAATCCTCCTAGGATCTAGTCTTAATTATTGTATCATATAGAAAATACCAGCGCAATAGAAAACCCCCTAATTTCTTAGGGGGTAATCTATTAATTAATAAAATTAATTATGCGCCTGTCTTGTTAAGGACACGGTCTACGATGAAACCATATTCCTGACCAGCCTTTGAACCATCTGGGAGCAAACGGAATGTAACTGGGAATGTTGATGCTGCGTTACGAGCCAAAGAGAACTGTGACTGTTGTACAGAAAGAACACGACGTGCATAGTATACACGCTCTGCCTTTGTTACTCCTGTTCCAGATGTTGGAGCCTGTCCTACTGCAACTAGCTGACGCTCTGTTGGTGCCTCACCAAGAGCTCCACCAGCAAGACCAAGCTTGTCTACTGTTGCTCCATCTGTAAGTGTACCTGAGCTCTGGCCGAATACTGCAAGAATGTTTTCAAGAGTTCCTTCTGCCATTTCTGTTGCGATCATAACTTCCATTGACTCCTTGAAAAGCTTTGCTGTATCAAGAAGCTGATCTACTGTTACTGAACCGTATGATGGGTTGTATGTAACCTGAAGACCGTTGTTTGTGTAACCAACGTTTCTGTAATAGAATGCTGGTGTTGTTGAAGCAGTTACTTCGTTCAAAGTATCTGTGTATGACTTTCCATCAGCTGAAGCTGTTGGAGCTGAAAAAGCTGGTGCTGTTGAGCCCTGCTCTCCAGGTGCAAAATTTTCTACATATCCTGTAGCTGTAACGTCTAAGTTTGAGATAAATAGTGGTGAAGCACCAACTAGAATATTCTTAGCATTACCTGCAATTTGATTTGCCATGTTGTAAAACCTCCTGTTAAATAAATATATATATATTGACTTACTTTTAAAGATAAATCAAAAGCTGGCTAGGCTCTTTTCCTCTAGTCTAATTTTATAGTATAAGGGGCCAAAAGGCAAACTACTCGAAGCGTCCTAGTCGATCAGTAACTCTGGCATATTTAACCTCAAGGATTACATCCGTAGAAAGGAATCCGTCAAGCTCCATGGATGGCTCCGTTGGGGTTATTTCTAAGACCATGGTATTAAAAAATATAATCTTATCTGTATCTTTGCTTTTATTTAGGTCTTTTGCCGAAAGGTCCATTCTCCTAAATACGTCAAGCATTAAATTCCTAATTGAATTAATCTCAGATACATCTGTAGAGTATATGGTAAATAGTATCTTTTCACAGCAGATCATCCAATTTTCTTCGTAGGATAGCCCTGTCTTGTCATAGACTATATGAGCCTTTCCGCTCAAAAATTGATTCAGGTCTGGCTGCTGTTGAACTGGGATAATAGGAATTATCTCTGTTCCAGAATTCTCTATATAATAATCTGATGCCTTAAATAACTTATGAGTCTTTAGCTCTTCCCACAGGTGCTTTCTGATTTCATACATTGCATCTATGTTATAGTCTACCGTCATAATGAACCTCCAAATGATCTTTCTAGTGCTGCGTCCGCCTGCTTTTTAACTGTGTTTGGCGAGAAAGAATATTTAACTTTCTTGATATCTAAAGGTGCATCTAAAGCTTGAGCCATCTTTAAATTAAATATGTTCTGGAATCCAGAGTTCCTAATTGCTGCACTCACAAGCTGTCCAGAAAAATATTGACTATACGCCAGCTTAAATTGATTTCTTGCAGCAGAGCCTCCAGGTCTCTTTACTGTTACAGATGAACCCTTTGGCATAAATACAGTTATGCCGTCTAGTTCAAATACCAATCGTTCTGCTGATTTTGGCCTAATGACTATAGGTAAACCTATTTCCATTACAGACGCCTTATTTGCAAATATGTACTTTTTCTTTTGCTTTTTATTCTTTGATGGGACTGAGTTCTTTGACATCTTGTAATCAAAATCTATTTTAAAAGATAAACCCATAGAGTCTATTTGCTTTAGCTTAAACAGTCTTGCAGTTGGGCTACCAACCCTATTCCACTCGTATACGTGGTGCAAAGACTGTGGCTTAATTCTAGCTTTTGAATCTATGTATTCCCCAAATTCTTTATCTATCTGAGCAAATATTGTTTTTTTAAAAAGCTTTTGAAAAGCAGCATTGCTTTCTAGCTTGCTTAATACATTGGCTTGGTAGTATAGTAATGCAGATATCTGCGCTACATTGCTATCTTTTATTGGTCCGCTTTGAGGTGCGCCAACCATAAGTCTTTCAAGACCGCTGGCAGCTTGTAGTAGGGCGACATTAGATTCCAATTGCCTGATTCTCCGATCTCTTTGCAACAGAGCTGTAGGCAAGAACTGAGCCAAATGGGTCTGTTACTGGAGTAGAACTAACAATCTCAAATACCGTTGGAGTGTCGCTAGGATAATCTATTTCTTTCCACAATACGTTTCCATTCATGTCTCTAACATTAGTTATTTTTTCTCTATAAGTTATTTTATCAACAGTTCTGATTTCTAAAACTTGCTCGTCAGAATACCTTGATCCAATTACTTGCTGGTCACCGCTTGTAGTGGAAGATTTAGATATAATTCCTTTTGCTGAGCAAGGAACTGTTCTTATGTAAGACCATTCTTTTTTTATAGCACCAGTATTTATATCTTGCGTGTTTGATTGCTCATAGACATCAAGCTGGAGTGGCATTAGTGATGCTACCAAGCTCATTTAAAATGCTACCATTCCATTCAATACGTATGGTGAAAGAAGTTGATCTGCATATAGGTTACCAGTGCCCCTGTGAGCATCTTCCATAAATTCAAACTTCCAATCAAATGTACTAATGTTCTTTACGTATTTATCTTTCCATGCACGGTCTTTATCAAAGAATTGCTTAATAAGTATAATGCAAGCTTCTTCTACATTGTCTGGTACAGAGCCCCATCCAAATCTACCAGAAACTGAATACCTAACATCTTTTCTAAATGCACCTGAAGAAGATGCATCGTGAATTGAAGGTGGGACTAATCCATTTGCTGTATAAACTAGACCGTCTAAATTATCTTGTCTGTTAACACGTATTCCAAAATTTGACTCTGAAATTATAGGTGTGTATACCCAGTTGTTTACATTATTAATTTTATCCGTAACAAGAATATCATTCTCATACAGTTCATGAATCTCGCTTAATCTAAATGGCAACGGAAGAATGTCTGATCCTGACCCATACACAATTTGTGTATCATCATATAGATAAAAAGATTGATTTGTGTAGATCTCTATAAGTTTTCTTGCATACTTTTCTGCCATTTGTAATTCATGGTAGGTCTTGTAGTTTGGATCAGATGAATCCGTTCCAAAGCCTAAATCATCAATTACGTCTGATAGGTTTGCATATGGGGTAACTACATCAATAAAATATACATGAGATGCGCTATTTCCACTAATGGAATACCGCCACTCTATTTTGAATTTTCTATTTCTTCTACAAAGACTAAATGGTATGACAATTTCATATGTTCCCACATCTGTTTCAGACTTTGTAGCCGTATATGTGCCAAGCGGCACAGTAGGGTTAACTGCTGGAGAAATGGTGCCGTCTTCAGTAATATCATATACTACCGCTGTAACAGCTCCGTCTGCATCTGTTAATTCCCCACCCCAAAATATTTTTGTTTTTACTGGTGAAGTTTGATCTTTATAGATTTCTGCCATTATGTGCTAACGTTTAGTTGTAGAAGTCCTGAACTTCCTTTGGTGTCGCTAAACGAAAACCCTCCTCTGTATCAAAGATTTTTTGAGCATCTTCTTCTGACATTGCCACAAACGGATGTTCCTTTGTAAAAGTGTAACCGAAGATATCATATCTGTGATTTTCTCTGGTCATTCTAACAAGAATCGTATCCTTTGGCTGAGCCTTTGGATCAAACTTTGGAAGAATTTCAATCTCTTCTTTATTCTTTTCAATTGCTTCAATTGTATCCTGGTAAACACTCCAGGTTACGCCTTCTTCGGATAGTGCTGCAATTATGTCTTTTTTGTTTTTTAAGTTTTCTGTGTCAACTGCAAAGTCTGTTGCAATTACTTTTAATTCGGCTACTTTTAATGTGTCAAACGACATATTTATTTCTCCTCTTTCTAGGTTCTTTAATTATAGCATTGTTAAATTAAAATGAAAAGCCCCTAAAAATTAATTAGGGGCCTTTCGAGGGTTTAATTCTTAATTAATTAAGAAGCAACCTTAACGTTCTTTACAACTACCCAAGCGTCTGCCTGCTCGATTTGAACACCAACACGAGTATACATTGTGTACTCGATTGAGTCCTTACGTGGCCAGAAGAAGCGGTAAACAGTAACATCACGCTTGATACCAATAACAACGTTATTTGGGAATGTCAAGTGGACGTCTCCGTGTGAACCTGATGGGCTAGCATATGTACCTGTCTGTGTCTCAGGAAGCAATGGAACTTCAACGATTGGAATACCAAATGCGTATGGAGCTACATATCCTGCTGGACCTCCAAGAACTGGAACATCACCACGGATGATGCCTGAAGCAATATCCTGTGGAGTAACGTTCTGAATGTTCTGTGAGTTAGAGTATAGGTAATCCTGGATCAAGTTTGATCCCGCAAGGAAGCGAAGGTCTGTGCGACGTTGCTTGTACTTGCGTGGAAGTGCCTTAAGAGCTGAGTTAAACACTGCACGAGAAATTCCCGCACCTGCTGCGTCGACAACGCGACCATAGGTCTTTGCCTTCTTAACTGCTCCATCAAATGACTTGTAAAGTGCATCGCTTGAAAGTGATGTATCACCGTTAAGGATCAAATCTTCAATGTCATTACCTGCTTGTGTTGCCATCAAACGTGCAATGTGATCTTCGAGATCTGCACCTTCGATATTATCTTCTAGAGATTCTGTTGAAAGTTCCCAATCCATGCGGAGCTTCTTAGTTGTGAGAGAGATCTTTGAGAAAGTTACACCTGAGTTAACTCCTGTGTTCTCGCCTTCGGTTGCAAGCTTTACAAGCTTCTCACCAATAGACATACGATCAATTTCTGTTGTATCGGCCTTCATTCGGACTGTACGTGCAACCTTACCAATTACGGTAGCGTCGAACATATAATCTAGAAATCTAGCTGATTGTTCTGGGTTTAGAAGACCACCGTTTCCGTTTTCGGAAGCTGTGTGTACTCCTGCACCACCTGCTGTTGAGCCGAATCCAGTTGATACTGTTGTACCTGCTGCGGCTGCCTTTTCTAATAGTTCATTACTCATTTTTATTTCACCTACCTTATTTTAGTTAAAGATTTCATTTACGGAACCGAGGAAAGAACCGTTCCATTTTGATTTTGATTGTCTTACTCCCTCAGATCGGCCAAGATCAGAGGACTTCTTAATTGCGGTATCGCCTTCTACAGCATCTACACGCTTTTGAACACCATCAATGGTGCTCTTTATTTCTGTCACAGCTGCACTTAGTGCGCTGTGCTTTTCTGCCAATTCTGCGATTTGGCCATTGATGCTTTTGCTGAAGCTCTCTACAGTTTCCTTCATTTCGGAAACATGAGCTGCATTAGCTTCTGTGGCTTTTGTCAAAGTCTCTGAGAAAAAGCCTTTTAGGTCGCCTAACATCTTTGCAAAATCAGGTTCATCAACCGTGACTTCTTCTGTTGCGGCTGCTTCTTCAACGGAGTCGGCAGGAGCATCTTCTGTTACAGTTTCTGTAACTTCCAATGATTTGTCAAAAAGATTGACATTTGATTCATCTGCTGCCTCAGCAACTGGTGTCTCAACTTCTGGAGTAACTTCAGCTGGAGATTCAACAATTGCTTCTGCAACTACTGACTCTTCTTTGCCTACATTAAGTTTTTCCATGTCATTACCTCCTTCTACGTTTGCCTGTTTTGCAATTATTTGTGTTTCAGGCAACGCTAATCTTGTCTTCTTAAATGAAGCAAGAATCTTATCTATTTCTTTTGACTTGGATACGTCTGAGCTTTCTACCCATCCAATCAATGTAGCTGGCTTACCAGATACTGGAGAATCAAATGTTTTTTCTGTAGACATAAACACTGAGTCACTTTCTTCGCAATAAAAAATATTTTCTGTTACAACATCTGCAGCCATACCTTTAAATACAAGCTGACCATTCATTTTCTCAATAGAAAAAATATTACATAGTTGATTTGCTGGTGAATCTACAATCGATAACTCAATTAGTTCATAGTTCTTAATAAAACGAACTTGTTCTCCAGTAGACTTATTCATTTCGTTGTCTGCTTCTATAATCTTTCCGCCGATTGAAAAACCAGAAAGAGTGCCATCAAGAACTTTTTCCCAAGTATCTTGTGCACCCTTTGAAATGTATGATGTAACATAAACACCATTATAAAATTCTTTTGTTGTCTGGTCGTAATAAGTTTCAGGTCTAAACGAAACAACCTTACCTACCGCAAGAGGCTGATGCATCTCACGAAGGTTTCCTCTAAACGAATCAAACGCTTTCATGCTAGCTTCTGCAGTTACGACATCACCAGTTTGATCTACGTTATCAAGCGTAGCAAAGCCAGATACAGTTCTCTTTTCACGGTTTACTTTTGTGAAAGGAACTGATAGTTGTACGGTATCACCGCTGCTAGACCACATGGTCTTTTCAATGTTCATATGCTTAATTTTAGTGGTTTATTTACTATAACGCAAATCGTAGTTGATTAAACTCACTTGACTTTTGGACCATCGCCCTTGGCATTTCTGCCTTCTCCAGTTTTATCTGAAGTCGTTTTGGCACGTTCTTGGTCCCTGGCCCTATTACCCGTAGATTTAGCATTTTGATCTGCTGCCTGTTGAGGCTTTAATTCTACTACCTCGTCACCACCTTCAATAGGAATCATGTTCTTTCTGATTCTAACTTCATTAGGGGTAATTACCTGCATTCTCAAATAGATCTCATCTATCTGGCTTTGGGTTATTTCGTCTGTCAAACTTAGCTCATTAAATTTTAATTCAACAACGTCTGTTTTCTCTGCGATTAAATAATTTAATTTCTTTTCTAATCTATCTTGGGCTGGTCGGCAAACCTGCTCCTTAAATGTTTTATCGGCATCTCTTGCTACCGCTAAATTGACTCCCTCTGGAGTTCCAATTTTATTAATAGGAACACGATGGGCTAAAAGAATTTCATCTCTATTAGTTTTACGATAGATGTTGAAAGAAGATTCTTGCTCTCCAGCTTCAATCGGCTCCATCTTAAATTCAGTCTTTGAGTCTGGTGTATCCGCTGGAAGTGGAATATAAAGGGATCTGTGATTCTTACCCTTTAATCCAACCTGGAAAAATTCAAGTAATTTTCTTTCTGATTCTGGAGAAAGTTTTGCTCCCTTAACTGTAATAATATATCTTGGCACCGCTTTATTTTCAAAGTAGTCTAGGTTATATCTTCCAGCAAATTCATTTCCAGCCAATGCTTGCTGGGCTGCAATAATATCTGGCACACCGTAATAGTTATTCATAGGCGTGTATTTCTTTAAATGAATAATCTCATTTGGCCTGTCTTCTTGGCCAGCAATAGGATTTAATGTTTCCATGTCTCCGAAGTTACGGAAATATACAGCCTTGCCATAAAGTAACTGGATGAAGCCGTCACGTAATCTTCTTACACGCATTGTTTTAGCTGGTATATGGCCTATGTAGCCTACATCTCCTGCTGTTGTACGTCCTATCTCTAGGTAACCATTCCCAGTCGCCTCAAGGTCCGTGTAAGCCTTTATAAGGGTCTCTGTGAAAGACTCCTCTTCGTTGCAATCGTCAAGCCATTTTTCTAAATTTGTTTTAATTCGATTTATTTTAGCTCTTGCTCTTTCAAGCTGCTTGCTATCATTAATTTCATCCATAGCATCTTTTGCTTTTGTAGTCTCAGTAAAGTTGTAGCCTAGGCCAACAATATTTGAAACTTTTGCATTTATAGCTGCATAGTTGTAAGTTGATACTTCGTAAATCTTTGAGAGATAGTCTAGGTTATATGTAGGTTCAACAAGATCAAATAGCGCATATCCGCTAATTGCTTGCTGCATTAAATTCTGTTGTGTACCTACGCCGCTAGTTCCAACAAATGCTTTTGAAAAATCTCTATTGACTTTTCTTCTAAATGTAGCCCCTAGCCCACTAAGCTTTTTAATATCTTCTAGACCCATAGCAAAAGGATCGTCATGCTCTTTTTCTTTTTTAAAGCTAAACCAATCTGCAGAATTAGATATATCTATAGTAGATACTTCATCTGACGCATCGTCATCAATAAACTCTGCTCTCACTGTACCGCTCCGTTTCTAAGCATTGAATCTTTATAGACTCCAATATCCAAAGGATCTGGAGTTAATCCCCACTTGAGTCTTTCATTTTGGTGTTCAAATTCTTCGTCGTCAATTTTTCTACGCCCTGAAAGGAACTTGGGATTGCCCTCGTATATACCGTATGAGCGAACCTCTCTAGCCAAAGCATCGATTTTGGATCTATTTCCTTTTTTTGCCGTGACCGAAAGAAAATTGCCATCGTCGTCCCCAATCCATCTGCCATCAGGCATTTCCCACACATATATACCAAGGGTGGTTTCTTCTATAATTTGACTTTTTTGATTTAAGATATCCATAGACCACAATCATACCATTATTTGATGTCAAAGTCCAGATATGTCTTGCGGCTGTACGTAATATTATATATTTGTCGCAACACGGTCTTCAGACACAAAGAAATATGCCAAATTGTCCGTGCCAGTATTCTTTTCTGCTAATGACATAGTGGTGTCTTGAATTACTAGCGAGTCAACTCCAATATAATTTAAATAATGCATAGATACTAGCTCCTGGGTAAATGGCAGCTTGTATATGGCCAAGTTGTTATACAGATTTCTTCCACCCGAAGAAGACCCTGATTGATTCTGATTAAATCTAATATTGGTGCTTACGTCTTGGTTTAAATTTATTATTACGTGGTGCTGTATTCCAGGTATAAAATATTCAAATATATTGACTGCGTTAGTTACATTTTCTCCATTTACATATACTGAATCTATTCCAGCTTTACTAATAACCCCCGCCGAATTCCAACTAAAGGATTCATTATTTGTAGACAAAAGAACTGAAGCCGACCCATCTGGTGTAAATAGCATTTCAACAGACCGAATATTAATGTCATGATCTATTCCAAACCCTTTGCCATTAAACATAAACAATCCATTATTTTTGTTAAAAGATAAAGGACGGCTATTTTCTTTAGGCATACAGTATTCGTAGTCTGAAATAATTTTAAAGCTAGAGTTGTCTCCGTAGAATGATTGATCTTCAAAAAATACCAAGTCTATAGATTTTAATATAGGCAAAAATTTTCTAGAGTCTGTAGTTGACATTGTAACTTTTATAAATAATACATCTTGAAATTGATTATCGCTTTTATTAAAATATGGTATTGAAGCGCCGTTTATGCACTCAGTCCAATTTTGATTATCTAAGCTTACCTTTATGGAAATTCCTTTTACGTCCCCATCCCAATAAATTTGTGAAGTTTCAATGCCAAGATAGTTTGGAACAACGATGTAATCGGTAAAAATAAATTCTTTAGACTCCTGAGCATCTGTTTTTTCAAAATACAAATAAGACTGATCTGGTGATATTGAAATGTTTTCATTTGCTACATCTGACCATTTTTTTGCTTTTGGATAAGAGTATTGGAATGTGGGTCGTATCTTGCTTGAATTCATTGAAAATAAATATCCGTCATCTGGGTACACTATGCTTGCTATATTTGTATTTTTTATTCCAATATTGTAATGAGTTCCAATTTGTTTTTGATTTAACTCTGACTTATAAAAAGCAACTCCGTCTATAAAAAATTCAATTGCTGAGGACCCAGATAAAAATGAAACGTTTTCATTTGTAAATTTAAAGCTATTTAAATTTAATATACTCTTTAACTCAGAGTTAATGTATAGGGCTATATTCCCTGGTGAGAATGTTCCAACTATGTACATGGCCTCTGACTGGCTGTATGTGTAAGAAACCTCTTGTCCCTGAACAGAAAATACAATGTTGCCGTTTTCATAAAAAATACCTATGTTGTTTGTTGGGTCTGAAACCAAATTAACTCTGGATGAAGTAAAATCATTTATTAATACCCACGCCTCTATACTAAATACATTGTCTGGGTACACCCTTGAAGCAATTCCACTTACTGGATAATATATATTAGTTTCTGGAAGCACCTGAGTTCCTCTTTGTCCACCAGAAATTAATGGCATAACTTTTTTATTTGAAGCTTCCGTTGCAAATCCGTCATTGAAGTTTCCAGAAAAATCATATACAGGTAAACCGCTAATAGCAGCATAAGATATGCCAGAATCTTTTAAATGTTGATACGTTGGGAAAAATGTTCTAAGTATGTCGTAAGAAGAAACATCACTTGATGCAACTTCATCTAATTGATAAAAAGCAATTGGTTTATCTTTTAAAATAGCATATTTGTATGACATACGCTAACCTTCTAAAGATTTTACTCTTGCCGAAAGTTCCTGTACCGCTTTTATTAATGGCGCAATAAATTCTTCATACCTAAGAGCCTGCTCTGAATCTTGGTCAGTTTTGTCCAACAAAACCCATCCTCCAAAATCAACACCAGCGTCTTCAATTACCGATTGCACCTCTTGTGCTATTAAACCCCAGTGTGTTCTTTCTCCTGGAATCGATGATCCGTCTTCTGTCTTTGATCCCTCAATAAACTTATAGCTAACTGGACGCAAGCTATTAATAAAATCAAGACCAAGTAAAGAGTCCTGTACATTTGTTTTTAATCTTGAATCTGACGTATTAATAGTTCCAGTATTTGAATATATTGTTTTCCAAAATCTATTTGTTGTTACTCCGTTAGGTGTGTCTATCGGCTGACCAATTGCATATAAATTGTTAAATCTTGGATACCAATTTGAATTAACTCCAAAAACGTTTGTAGTCGGTATGTTCAAACCAATGGAAGTATCCACTGGATCAATATTTGCATTTGCTCCAGCAGCGCCATCTGCGCCTGGTGCTCCAGGTGCTCCAGGGGTTCCAGGGGTTCCTTGTTCGCCTTTGTCTCCTCGTGGGATTACAAAATTTAATTTTACATCAGAAGATGTGCCAGAGTTTGTTACACTTGCTGTTGTTCCAGCATTACCAGTTGTTGTGGACTGTATTACAATTGTTGCTGCCGCATCTCCTTTTGCTCCTGGATTTCCTTGTGCTCCTGGATTTCCTTGTGGGCCTACAATATTTGTTCCAGATGCCCAGGCATTGTTTAATTTAGGACCAAAAATTTTATTAGAAACTGTATTTATATAAAAATCTCCATTTGATCCATTTGCAGAAGTTGGATCAACTGTTCCATTTAATACACTGTTACCACCAATACTAGTTCCAGAATTCCAAGCACCAGAAACTTTTGGGCCGAATATAGAATTACTTGTGGTGTTAATATAAAAATCACCATCAATTCCTGTGCTAGAAATGGGATTCGAAGTTCCATTAAGTACGCTATAACCCCTTGGTCCAGTAGCCCCAGTGGGACCTGGATGTGCATCTAAATATGCATCAACATCTTCTGCTAGCTGCTCAAGATCTCTTGGAACATCTGGAGTGTCTGAATATTGCGGGTAACGAAACCCTTTTCCTGTTGCGCTCATTTTTTAATTATACCACCCAAGCTTTTATCATACTATAAACCACCAACGTGAAGTGTTTGGCCAGTCAAACTATTTGACCTCTCGTCTAAAAGAAGCTCTACCAAATCAGATATATCTTTCATTTCAAACATGCGCTCAATTATTTGTGCCTTTAAAGCAGGTTGATTTCCACCAACAATATGCTTTCTTGAAAGGTCGCTCATTATAACTCCTGGGGCAATACAATTTGCCCTTATTTTTGTATTGGACAGCTGCTTTGCAAAGCCTCTAGTAAATGACTCTACTCCAGCCTTTGAAGCTGCGTACATAGTCGCTTCGTTAGATATGTGTGCAGCTAAACTTGATATATTTACTATAGATGTGTGAACTTCTGGATTCATATTTTGAAGGAACGCTTGACATGAATTAAACACTCCATTTAAATTTGTATCTATGAGGTTATAAACTTTGTCTTCAAAAAATACTCCAGCTGCAGAAGGCTCATATATACCAGCGCAATTTATTAATCCAGTTACCTGTTTTTTGCTATCAAGTATGTCTCTAGATATTCTATAAAGCGCTTTTATATCTCTAACATCTGACATAATAGTTGGAAATTTAGGATCATACATTGGTTTATTTAAAGTAATTCCAAGAACTTCTTTACCCAACGAGTGAAGTCTTTCTGCTACATCCCGCCCCATTCCAGATCCAGATCCAGTTACAATTATCATTCTGAACCGTCCGAATAGTATGGATTCTTTCTATTGTGGTACCAGTTTGGCAAAGAATATCTTGTTCCCTTTGTTACCGCATCAACCTCATGAACATAAACAAAATTAGATGGGAAGAAAAGTATTGTTCCAGCCTCTGGCTTAAGCTCAAGATTAAGATGTGGGAATCTTAATGTTCCGCCTTCGTAATCATCATTGAGATATAGCAATGCAGACAAAACTCTGCTACTTATTCCATGATCTGAATGAGCTGGTAAAAATCCACTTTCTTTATATTTTAAAACATGCATTGTTTTTTCTCTAGCCTTAATATTTTTTTCTGCGTAAGGATAGATAGTGAAGTAGTGATTAAGTGCAGTTTCAAGAGAGCCAAATAGCTCTGAAGATATAAAATGTTGTTCTTTATAAAATTTATCAGAAATGGATATGTCTTCTGGTTTAGGCAAGAATTTTTGCCAACAGAAAACAGTTTTTTCTGGACCGCCATGATCATAATCCCAAGCAGTCCATTCTTTTACAAAAGGAGACTGATAAGACTCATCTTGCTGTCTTTTTATTTCCAACTCTTCAATCTTATCTATAATAAGTTGTGGGTCCTTGATAATTCCTTTGTACTGAACTACGCCAAGCGCAAGCTGTTTAAACTCCATTAGCATCCCTCAAAATCTGGATCCATAAACTCTTTTTGCGTTGATTGCATAAAGAGTGCCGTATATCTGTTGCCAGTTTCAACTTTTGAAACACCGTGCAAATATTCATAGTCGTTTCCTGGGAAAAATAATGCAGAGAATTTCTTTGGACTGTGTGAAAAATTTTGTTTTGGAAAATATATGTCTCCCCCAGTGTAGCCATCATTGAGGTATATTACAGAGCTATATTCTATAAAAGGCTCCTTTTCTATTGCATCTATGTGAGGATTGCCACTCATTCCTGGGCCCCACCCTGAACCAAAAGATTTTGTAATTATCACGTCTTTATCTGTTTCAAAAAATTCTTTCTGAATTAAATTAGCTTTCTTGGCATACTTTCTTAATATACTCATAACCGTATTATTGTACGGGAAAGCAGTTCCACCATTTCTGTCAGCATAATAATCTGGATAGTTATTTACAGAAGAAGGGTTTGTGATCTCTGATATTAAAGTTTGTGCGTCGTAGTCTTCAATAAAGTTTTCAACTATTTTTATTTTCATCCTAGTGGCACCCAACTTTGATCGTAGTACCCACCAGCTGAAATAAATCTAAGCGGTGTAACGTCATAGGCTATAGTTATTCTATCTTCTTCAAATGGCCAAAGACCAATGCTATGGGGGTGTCCAGTTTCCGATAAAATTGCTCTATTGTTTTTATTAACATTTTCAAAGGCAGCATCACCATGTATTTTATAATAGGTGGAGCTTGGTTCTGCATTTACGCAATAGTATCCATGAAAATAAGGGAACCCTTTGCCCTCGGAATGGTCGTGATATGAATCTTTGTTGTCTAGGTCAACATGGTTTTTGCTTCCTTCGGAATTAAACCATCCATGCAACATAAACTTTTCTTTTTCAAAATCAAGCCCATAATATTCACAGGCTTCAATTGTCAAAGACCTTAAAGTTTTATACAGGTTATAAATTTCTTCATTGTAAAACTGAAAGATGTTGTAGAAGTTGTCTATGCGCTGTGGATTATAGCTATTAAAATAATCTTTTGGTGCTGTAGCAAGTACATCTTTCCCTACACCAGCTACTTGACCGTTCTTTAACTCTTCTTTTTTATTAAGCAAATATTCCTTTAAGCTATCTAAATCATTATTTAGGTAAGCGTCAAAAAATTTATGCGGCTTAGTATTATCCATTAATTTATTATCCTTGTCTTGTTTAGATATCTCTCTCCGCCAATTTTGTCGGTTTCTGATTTTTCAATTGTGTACTCAATATCATCATCTTCGAATGGAAATGGTATTACTTCTATCCCAAACAAACCAATGATATTTCTTTCATTGTTTTCTATAAACTTGTTGTATCTGTGAGTTAATGAAAATGGGACATAGCCATTATCTTCAAGAGGAAGGGTGTTGTTTTGAAATAACTTTGTTGGGCAGCACAGTAAGTGGTAGTGTTTTTGATTTATCATTATAGACATCTTTTCTTCCTCTCCATAATATTTAAGCTCCACTGGGTAGCCAACACGCTTTATGTCAGAACTTAAACAAAATATAAAGTCTCTATCTATCATATCAACATTAGAATAATCTTCCGAAACAGACTTTATTTTTTCTATCATAAACAAATTTTTGTTTTTAAATTCTAATTTATGATTTCCAGAAATAATTGTTTGATTTTTATATCTTACTGATTCAATTTTATCTACTAAAGACACATCCCAGTCTTTAGACATAACGACTCCGTCTCCGCACTGCATAAAGTATTCTGAAGCAAGTATTCTTGATCCATCAAATTTGTGTGCAATTGGGCTTTTTATTGAATCCCACTTTGTGTGCTTATATATTATTTTTACGTGACTAGCAGTTATGTCAAACAATCTTGATCGCTCAACATTATTTTGATCTATGATGTAAAACGACAAGTCATGCAAGCCGCTAGATTTATTAACAATATCGGTAACATTATCAATCAGATCTTTATTCTGAAAGCTGTATACAAATATGCCAATACTTTTCTTCATTATAGGAGAGGTATCCAATGCTGCTGTGGTGCATTTGCTTCAATTAAGCTCTTTAAAGGCATTACGTCGTAGGCTATTGTTACTCTAGGACCTTCCCAATCCCAGTCTCCCATTGCATGTGGGTGACCCATTTCAGAAACAATCATTCTATTATTCTTATTATGGTTTGCAGTTTCTGTGCCAAAAACATTATAGTAGGTGATTGAGGGCTCTGCGTTTACTGAATAGTAACCGTGAAAATAGGGGGCATAAGGGCCGCCGTGATCATGCCAATCAAGCTTACCAGTATGATTGTAATTAATGTTAAACCAACCTTGTACCATATACTTTTGTTCTTCAAAATTAACTCCGTAATATTCACACGCTTCTTTTATAATATCAGAAAGTGATTTATATAGCTTGTGAATCCCATCATGGTAGAACTGAAAAACATTATACTCTCTCCACTTAATTGTTGAAACGCTGGAAGAGGAGAGCCAAGCATCTTTTTGATTTACTGGAGTGATTCCCTTTAAGCTTAGATTTTCCATAGCCGCATATTGATTTTGCAAGAATGTCGCTAGGTCTGACAAATCGTTATCCAGATATCTTTCAAAAAATTTATGTTCTTTGCCGCTTGGCTTATTAAGCATCATCGGATTGTAGTCCATCAGATATTCCTTTTCTGTAATTTTTCCTTTGCCATATATAATTTTTATAATATGCAAATATTGATATTCTTCTTCGTTCTTCTTTAATCTTGTTTTCTTCTATACTCTTTTCGGAGTAATCTATTTCCAAATCCCAATCATCTCTTTTGATTGGTATCATTTGAAAGATAGGGGTTCCTTTTGGTATTGTTCCAATAAAATTCCTTTTTAAAAAAAAGGCAGTAAATACTGGAGTGTGCCATTTATCTGTATCAATTATCCCAGATAAAGTCGTGAATGGCAAGTCGTGCCTATTCATTGGGTGGGTTATTAGCATTGAGTATTCTGGTGGAGTCTCACAGTACCAATTTACCTTCCATCCAAAATGTAGGGGGTGATGGGCTGTAGGAACTGGGACGTCAATCATATTTCTTTTATCTATTATCATGGCTTCCCCGTCCCAGGTTATTGTAGGGAATCCGTCCTTATCTAAATCAACATGCACGTCATAGTCAAGCTTGTACATGTAGCCAGCAGTCAGGGTATCAAAAAATGGCATACATAATTTAGTTCCAGCCGCACTTCCGTCAGTTCCACGATCATTTACTGGGTGAAGTTTAGATATGTTGTTAGACTTTTGAAAACGAGAAAGTCTTCTATACCAATCTGGTAGAAACCTTACAGAGGGTTCTGGTTCTGAAAGATAATTATTACTCTTCGGATCAAAATTACTTCCAAACGTTGCTGGGGTAAACTTTACTACTTTACTCATTGCAAAGCCTGTCAATAAAATCGGAAGATGCATTTATTTGCATTTCATACATATATGAACCCCTTTCTATTATTCCAACAGTTTCTGTTTCCATATGCCTTTTAGACTTAGTAAAATAAAAATCAATAAAGCAAGGTTCTTTTATTCTATCATTTTCGTTGGATTTTGTAAAAGAGCCCCTAAAGTCCATAATTTTAATTGATGGGTTTTCTATTGTTGAGGTGACAAAAAAATCAATATCCTCATCTATAACCCAAGGAGTATATAATTTAAAGCACCTATCAGAAATAATATCCATGCCTGAAGTATCATATACATTGGGGGATGGGTAAAATTGTCTTTGCCAAACCTTATCAACCGAATAAAAAATCTCATTGATTGGTTGTGATTTAAATATACCAAGGTGCCCAAGCGGTGGGTCAGCAATCTGAATTAGCATGTCAGCATAATTATAATATTCTATTGTAGCTGAAGTATCCGAAGTTTTAATAACTTTTGGCCTAATAGAAAAAAAAGAAGCATATAAATTTACTGGTTTTAATATTTTGTCGTGATACTCACGGCTAAATTTTACTTCATTCCAGGCAGCCCATTTAGGGAACATGTTAGAATAATTCATTATTTCTGCAAAAGTCATAGTGCCCATCTTGCTCCAAGACTCTGCTTCATATGGTGTTTTTAATATGTTTTTAGATGGCTTCACTTAAAGGTTTTCTTTGACCACTTTTTTAAACGATATCCATTTTGAAAAACAGATCGTACTGACAATTGGCTCGCTCTGTTTGCAAGATCAGAGTCTTTATCTTTATTAATTTCGCTTTCCCAATCATCTCTCTTAAAAGGTATTACTTGTAATAGCGGAGTTCCTTGCTTAATTACACCTTTAAAACCCTTTTCAACAAAGAAAGAAAGATATCCATCAGAAGGATATTCGTCGGTATCTATAAGACCTGGTATTGCTCGTATTGGTATATGGTCTGCATGTATCGGAGCAATGAATAATGAGCTATAACCTGGTTCTGTTTTTGCAAGCCACATTGGATGTATTCTTAAAACATCATTGTGGAAGTAAGGTGGTATTGGGTACTCCGATATTTGCTCTTTAAGGTGATGGGCCAAAAGAAATTTTTGAAACTCCATAACATCATTTGCAACTTCAAACTTTACTCTTTCTCCCGTAGCGTCAATATTCAAATCCATTGGACAAAATAAATAATATCCTGCTGCCATTGCGTCAAACACTGCCTGACATTTTTTTACGGTAAGAAGCATATTCCCGTTATAAACACTATTGTCATTATTTAGATAGCTTTCTTGTTTCTTCCACCATTCAGGAATATGTTTTTGAATAGATTCTGGCTTTGGGAAAACACCAGCAAGAAATCTGTATTTTGGAATAAATTCTATTTTGCTCATACTAAAGGTATCCATTTCTGATAATACTGTCTGTGTAAATATTCTAAAGGTGAAATATGTAGTTCTATCAAAACAAGATCTTTACTTATATCGTTAAATTGAACTCTTGTGTTATGGTCAAGTAATATTAAATTGCCTGGAACTAAATTAGTTTTATTATCGTTAATTAAAATAAACTCATTGTTGGAGCTAACAACATAGAAACCAAAGAAAACTGTTTTAAAATTAGGGCCAAAATTTAAATCTACATATGGTGGAATCTGCTTATTGTCCATAACTCTTGCATATAAGTAGGGATAAGATCTTTCAAAATTAATGTTGTTTTCTAAAAATAAATCTTTAGCAGCAGAGCATACTTCACGATAAAGACTGTATATTTCTTTGCTATACATGCCAAAAAAATTAAATGTTTTATTGTCCACCAAAGAAATTCTTTTTGCTTTGTCTTTTATATTTTTACTAAAGCCTTTTGATATGTCTACTGTTTCCTCGTACATGGAATCAACCATAGAGTTATAGCTATTAAACATATAAAAATTATCTATGCCTTTAATCTCTTTTATCATCTTTATCCCAAATACTCATAGAATGCCACCCAGCTGGTCTTATTGGGTCTTTGTATGCATCATTATCTGATTGTATCAAAACTTGTGGTTTTACGCCACCCATAATATAAGAAAGCTCTTCTTCTTTCGATATGTCTACCCTTTTCATAAATGTCATTAGTCTGGTCATTTTCATTTGTAAATCAAATCCAGCCTGAGTATGTGCCCCGCCTTGCTTTACCATTACATTATAATAAAGTAGAAATATTGAATATCCTAATATGGCAAGTGAGGAGTTAATCCTTTTTCTTCTATGATTTATAGAAGTATAAAATCTATCTGCAAATGCTGTGTGATAATTATTTTTTTCATCATACTGCCCCATTATAATAGTTGCCCAGGAAGCAGGATAATCGTTATTAATAAAATTAGAGAATACCGCTGTTCCTTCTTGGTGATCAGAATTTACATATACACATTCTATTGCTCTAGCGCCATGTCTATCATTTAGCATTGTCCACTGTATCCAAGATCCCTTTAAGTATTTAGGATATCGCCTAAAAAGAGGTATGATCTGGCTTTTATACCAGATCACCCTTTTGAAACCGTAGTCCAATATCTGCTTGATATTGTCTAGCATTTATTAAGCTGGTGGATTGTTTGGATCAACAGGGTTATCCTGTTGAGATTGCTTCCATTGCTGATAAAGCTCTTCTAGCGAAGTAGATAGATTTTGTTCTGGCGAGGTTATAACTCCTGGCGCATTTAAATCTAAAGGCTGTGAATCGTGAACCAATGCATTGTCTGTAAAGAATACGTCGTAAGGCTCGGTGTTAATTGTAATAACTAACTCTTTTCCTGTTGATTCTCTTAGTTCAATAATTGGCTGCCAGTCTTGGAATGTAGGAGAGAATACTAGATCTGATTCTACTACATCAGTAACATTAACAAACTTTCCAAGTCCGTCTCTCTTTACAAGTATGTAGTGAGATATGGAGTATTTATTTCCGTTAATAACAATAACCTTGTCAACAATGTGTGCTGATAAAGCAGTAATTGTAGTTTCAACTGCTGTGTTTATTACTGGATTCTCTTCAGACCAACCTGCAAAGTATTCTGCAATTGGGACCTCTGTTGCTAGATCTAATCCCTCAATATCAGCTGAGTAAAGAACATCTCCTACTGAAAGGTTATGTGCTAGAACTAGTCCTTCTGGGACCTTAGAGCTGATAAGTGTATCTGCACCAATTGATTTAACTGGTGTGAAACCAAATGGAGTAAATCCAAACGGAGTAAATCCAAACGGAGTAAAGCCAAACGGAGTAAAGCCAAATGGCGTAAATCCGAATGGAGTGAAGCCGAATGGCGTAAATCCAAATGGGGTGAAGCCGAATGGCGTAAATCCAAACGGAGAAAATCCGAAAGGAACAAAGCTAAATGCTGTTGTTACGTTTCCAGATGCCCCAGATGTACCTGAGTTACCATTTGCATTTGTTGCATAAACTGTATATGTCTGAGCTGTGCCCATTTCTTGACCAACTGCTACAGATGTGCTTGCTGTGTCTCCAGCCTTTCCGTCAGATGCTGCCCAGCGATAGTTTGTAATTCCCTTTCCACCATTTGCTGGGGCTGACCATGAGACGCTGTCTTGTCCAGCACTTGGAGAAGAAGCGCTTGGTGCTGAAGGCGTATTTGGAACTGTTGTTGCTGTAACTGAAGCAGAAGCTGCAGACGCAACAGATGTTCCAGAAGCATTTGACGCACGAACTGTGAATGTATAAGCAGTAGCAGACAAAAGTCCTTGTACTGTTAGTGGGGAAGAAGCTCCAGTGGCTGTAAAGCCTCCTGGAGACGACGTTACCGTGTAAGAAGTAGCAGCAGGCGAATCACCTGGTAAGCTAAAGGATACAGTTACCGCACCATTATTGTATGGACGGTTTGTTCCAACATCTGTTGCTGATGTAATTGACGGCTGTTTAGGCTCAAGGAAGTCATTGGCTGCCTGTGATCTTTGTCCGAATCTTTTAATAATTGCCATTTATATATCTCCTAAGTTTCTTTAAGCTGAAAGATCGCCCATTACGATCCATGTATTTGCTGCTCTCTTTAAAAGGGTAGCTGATGACCACTGGGTTCTTAATTTTAATCCTGGTGTTGCATTAACTGTGACTCCACCTGCACCAGCAATTGAAACTTGGCCAGTACCTGACTGAAGAATATCAATTGATGTTCCAACTGGGTAGTTAACTGTTGCATCTGCTGGAATTGTAACTGCTACTGCTGAAGCAGAAGAAACTTCAATTAAGTTATCTCTTTCAGTAAGAGATGAAAGTGTGTATGCTGCTGTTTTCTGAATAATTGGTGTGCGTGAAGGAACGCCTTCTTTTGTCTGTGTGCCGTCTGTAAACGCTACTCCTGCTGCTGCAACTGTTACTGTGCCAGTAAATGTTGGTGAAGCAAGTGGAGCCTTTAGAGCAAGGTTTGTTGTTACTGTTGATGCGAAGTTTGCGTCATCACCAAGTGCTGCTGCAAGTTCGTCAAGAGTATTTAGTGCTGCTGGAGCACCTGTTAATAATGCGTTAACCTGTGATGTTGCATCTGCGATTGCTTCTGACTTTGCAGTTGCAATTGCTGAAGCCTGTGCTGTAGATACTGGCTTAGCTGAGTCTGCTGTGTTGTCAACATTTGCTAGGCCTACTGAAGACTTTGTAAGTGCTGCTACTGCTGTAGATACCTTTGTGTCTGCTGCAGTACCTGCTGCTGTAATTGCTTCTGATTTAGCAGTTGCGACATTTGCTGTAGTTGCAAGAAGTGAGGTGTCTGCAATTCCGTGAACATTTGTTGTGTCTGCTGTGTGAACACCAAGAGCTGTATCTGCAGCGGCTATTGCTGCTGTTTGCGCTGTTGAAGATGCTGTGTCAGCATAAGACTTTGTTGCAAGAAGTAGTGTGTCTGCAATGCCGTGAACGTTTGTTGTATCTGCTGAGTGTCCTGAAACTACACCATCTGCATACGTACGGTCCTGAGTAGACTTGCTGTCTGTGTATGTATTTGCTGATGTTTCTGCACTTGTTGCTGCTGCCATAGCAAGACCATGCTGTGTATTTACATATGAAACAGTTTCATTTATTTCTGTATCTGTGTATGTATTTGCTGCACCAAACTTTGTATCTGTGTATGTCTGTGCTGTATTAAATTTTGTATCTGTGTATGTAGTAAGGTCTGTTCTTGCTGTAGTAACGTTTGCTAGTGTTGCAAGTAAAGAAGTGTCTTGAATTCCGTGAACATTTGTTGTCTTTGCATTGTGTACATCTAGAGCCAAAAGATCTTGTGTCTGTAGGTACTCTGCATATGCTCTTGTAGCAATTACTGTTAGGTCGGTCTCTGATGAAGGAACTTTACCCTGTGCATTAAGAGATGCTACTCCGTTGACTGACCCTCTATCATCTAGTGGAATGTAGGTTGAATCTGCTGTGTTGCTTAATGCGCTAACTGCTGAATCTACATATGCACGATTTGCCCATACTGCGTCATTAATTGCAATGGTGATTGTATTTGCGCCATCGTTGTAAGTCTTTGTAAGACCTGTGCCCATTGTGAGGGCTGCGTCAATTGCGTCTTGTGATATTTCGGTAATACCTGCAGTATCTGCGTTAGCATATGAAAGTGCTGTCCAGGTAGCTGTTCCGTTACCAAATTTAAATTTATTTGTATCTGTTTCAACACCCATTTCTCCTGCTGCCAGGACTGGGTTTGTTGTGGACCACTGTGAAGCGGTTCCTCTTCTTACTTGAATTCTTACTGTTGCCATTTTGATCTCCTATTTTATATTATAGCATTTTTTGTTTTAAACTAGGCTATTTCGCCTGAGTCAAAAACGAGTGAAGCATTTGTTGATGTCGGTGTTCCGCCATCTGCAAATTTAGTTGCAGTTGTAACTACACCATTTGCCTGAACTGTATATACTGGCTGGCCATCATAATCTATTGCTAGACCAATGTCCATCCAGGAAACCATGTCATCACTAGGTATTTGAGAAACCAATGCGATTGGCTCCCAAATTCCGTTGATGTAAATTTCTAATTGATTCGAGGCTGAGTTAAATGCTACAGGAGTAGACCCCAGTGTTATTTGATTGCCCTCTACTACGAGGCCATTCTTTACTCTAAAATTCTTATCTGTTGTTGCCATTTAAGTTCACATATCCCCTAATTGTTTTTGTGGGGTTTTGGAAGGACCCCATACCTTTTATTTAATTATTTAAGAAGTGTTCCAGATACTTTAACTGTTGAGTTATCTGCTGGAGTTACTCTTATTCTTACATTTGAACCTGATACATCTGCTGTAATAGTTCCTCTTGATCCATTAGTTCCGACAATTGCATATTCTGTAATTGCTACGTTATCTGATGAATCTAATGTTATTAGAACTTCTGAAACTTCATTATGTGTTGCGTTGTCAATCTTAACAAGAACCTTAGCTGAGCGATAATCTGCCTTTGCCCACTCATAAGCTGTTCCAGCAACTGCTGCTGTCCCAGATGATGAAGCCGCAAATTGCTTAGCTTGATCATTTACGTTTAGTGCTGTAAATGCTGTTGTTCCTGCTTGCTGAGCTGTGTTAGCAGCTGCTGCTGTTGCTTCCGCTGCTGCTTGTGCTGCGTTGGCCTTAGTTGTTGCATCTGATGCTGCTGTCGCTACTGCTGCTGCTTGAGCTGCGTTAGCCTTGGTTGTTGCGTCAGCTGCTGCTGTCGCTACTGAGGCTGCGTCTCCTGATACTCTTAGAGCTGCTTCTGCGGCTACCTTAGATGCTGCGTCTGCTGCTGCATCTGTTGCTGCTTCTGACTTTGCAGTTGCAATTGCTGTTGTAACATCAGCTGAGTTAGCCTTTGTTGCTAGTGCTGATGTAAGAGTTGTTGTGTAATTAGCATCATCGTTAATTGCTGCTGCTAATTCGTTTAATGTGTTAAGAAGTGCTGGTGCACCATCTACTAATGAATCTACTGCACTTGAAATTGCTGTATTACGGTTTGTAACCTCTGTTGAGATTGCAGTTGAAAGTGCTGCTGCTGCAGTAGCTTCTGCTCCTGCCTTTGCTGCATTTGCCTTAGTTGTAGCGTCTGCTGCTGCTGCAGAAATTGCTGCTGCTTGAGCTGCATCTGCCTTGGTTGTAGCGTCTGCTGCTGCTGCAGAAATTGCTGCTGCTTGAGCTGCGTTGGCTTTAGATGTAGCATCTGCTGCTGCAGTTGAAACTGAAGCTGCATCGCCTGATACTCTAAGTGCTGCTTCTGCAGCTACCTTTGTTGTAGCATCTGATGCGGCTGCTGAAATTGCAGATGATGCTGCGGCATTTGCTTTTGATGTTGCATCTGCTGAAGCTGTGGCTTCTGCTGCAGACTGTGCTGCTGCTGCTGCGCCTGCTGCATCAAATACACCAGACTTGATAGAAAGCTTTCCAGCTCCGTTTAGTTCAAGCTGTGTAGACTCTACTGATTTTACAAGAGTTGCACCGCCAACAAGATTAAGAATATAATTGTCTGATCCTGTTTCTGTAAGTATATTTTGGCCATTGATTGTACCTGTTGTACCTTCAACGATGAGGCCAGATTTAATTCTAAAATTCTTTACTACTGTTGCCATTTATATGACTCCTCTTACTGCTTTATTATATTTTTATTGCTGTTCTTGTAAATCTAGCGGTTATTGCACCAGAAACTGGAGCTACCTTAAAACTAATTATACCTGAATTTTGTTCAAATGTATAAGTAAATAGACTTGTATTTGTGTTGGATACAATGTCGGATTCTACAACATGAACATCGACTCCATCGCTTACTGCTGTCAGATTAGATCTGTAGAAATATGCATTTTTTGTTATCTGTAAAGAGTACTGAACGCTTCTCCATGTATCTACTGCAAAGTGATCTATCTGAGTAGGATTTTCAATACCCGTTACTTCAAGATCATTGTTTCCCTCTAGTCCTAAAAGCGTAGAAATAGTATCAGTGTTGTTTGTTATACTAGCGACTGCTGTAGAAAGGTTGTTTACCTTATACGTGATTGTGGAGCTGTCCGCAGAATTTGTGACTCCAAGAACATTTTCAATTGCCTCAATAGCATCATTAGCGTTGGCATGCTGTGCAGCATGCCCCGTTAGCTCATCTGTTGCTGCTGGGTTTGATAGATTGTCTTTTGATGTAGGAAATGAAGTTGCCATTGCCCCCCCTTGTAAAATATGTACTAGTGTTAATTATATCAGAATTTATTATTAAGCAGGAGGATTTTCCTGAGAAAGCTTCCATTCTTGATAAATTGTTTCTAATGCTTGTGAAAGATTCTGGTCGGAAGATGTTATTACCCCTGGAGTATTTTCATCAAACTCGTGAGAGTCATGGACAATAGCATTATCTGTAAAAAATACATCATACGGCTCGGTATTAATAGATATTACAAGTTCCTTACCTTCAAGAACTTTAAAGTCTATTATTGGCTGCCATGAATCAAGTAGTGGGCTAAACACCATGTCAGACTCAAGTACTTCATAGACTTTTACAAATTTTACAATGTTTTCTCTTTTAACTAAAACATAGTGTGAATAAGAATATTTGTTTCCGTTAATAACAATAACTTTATCAACAATTCTTGCAGACAACGAAACAATTGTTGTTTCAAGATTTGTATCAATATTAGGATTTTCTGTTGACCAGGATCCAAGGTACTCAGACAAAGTTTGTCCAGATGAAAGATCTAAGCCTTCAATGTCTGCCGTATACAAAATATCTCCAACAGAAAGGTTGTGGGCTAGGGTTAATCCTTCTGGAACTTTTGATGCTACAAGTGTGTCTGCACCAATTGATTTAACTGGTGTAAACGAAAACGGTGTGAAACCAAATGGAGTAAATCCAAATGGTGTGAAACCAAATGGAGTAAATCCAAATGGTGTGAAACCGAATGGGGTGAAACCAAATGGTGTAAAACCGAATGGAGGAACATAGCATGCATTTGGTATTCCCAATATAGCTATAATTTGATCGCTACTAAGATTAGGATCTTGTGTTTGCCCGTAGATATAACTTGTTCCAGATCCACCTGATGGTGATCCGTATCCTCCGCTATATGCACCGCTAAATCCATTACATCTTACATATATTGCATATCCTGGTGCTTGGTACTGATATCTATTAATACTTACGGATGCTGGCAATGAAATATATCTTGTATCGTAAGCAGATCCAGCAATAGGAGACTGAGAAACAATTTTTCCATCTAACGTATAGTCTGAAGTTCCAGTGTTTTGGTTAGTTGTAAGGTTCCAATCACCATTAACTCCATCTGAAGTATATGTGCCCACATAATTTGGAGTATATACATATGTTACTGCTGGCTCTTCGTATACGTACGAACTTACGCTTACGGTTAGTGGCAACTGATTTTGAGGAACTGAATATGTTCCAGCGCCTGGGCTTTGACTTGCGATTTGCCCAACAATCGAATTGTTTGAAGTTCCAGTTCCTGCCGCATAATAAATTACATAGTTTGTTCCATTACTGGCACTTGTTTGACCAACAAAATTTGGTACCACTACTGATGCAGGTGGATTTTGAGTAGCAGTTGCAACTTGAGCTGACGCAACTACATCTGATGTGCCAGCGCTATTTGTTGCTGTTGCAAATGCTCTAAACCGTGTTCCAGCTTCAACATCTAATGCATTTACAGTATATGATGGGCTTACACCAGTTGCAAATACAAATCCGTCTGATATAGAAGTTGGTGTTCTGTATGAATCACCTACAATTGATACTGATGTAGATGTTGGGTTCGGTGTCCAGCCAGATGTAGATCCATATAATGTAGTGCCTGGATAAACTGCTCCATTTGCAGAAAGAAAAGCTAATCCAGAAGTTGGCTTGACGTTTGCTGATGTAGCTTTACCAGCAACCGCATCTATGTATCCAGAAAAACCTCTTTCTGTACCGTAAACTCTAACCTTCCAAGGTCCAGTTTCTACACCTGCACCAGTTTGTATATAGGCAAAATTACTTCCTGATGTTACTGGGCCACGATACCAAATCCACTGCATTTCATTTACTTCATCATTAAATGTTTCATAGTATATTTCATACTGAGTTTGATTAATATTAACAGCGTTCCAATTAATTCTAAGAGCTGTGTCATAAACATATGGAGATATTGCTTCTATTGTTGAAGTTACAGATGGCTTTTTAGGTAGTAAATCAAGAATATCTCTACTTTGCCCGTTGCCAGTAAATTTAAAGTTAGGCTGCGCTGTTGCCCATTGCCACCAAGACAAAGCTTGGCTTGTGTCATTATAAGGCTGCACAGAAATTGACATTGTTGTTTTGCCAATTAAAAATGCTAAATCTGGAGACCCAAAATCTTTATCAAATAAGTTATTTTGTTTTCCAACAATTGTTAATTCTGTGTAAGGAATTCCTGGTCCTTGATACCATACCTTATATCCATCTGCACCTTCAGAAACATCCCAAAAAAATCTTATTGATCCGTTTATATATCCGCTGCCATCTTGTTGAACAAGTGCTGTTGCATTTGCTATTCTTTGTGGAGGTAGTGGTGAGCTATCAATTGATGCATATACTGGCTCACTATCTGAAGACCCATTAACTGCAATAACCTTACATCTAATAAAATATCCTACTTGACTTGCAGATAAAAGATAACTGCTTGAAGTTCCATTTGGCAAATCTTCCCATTGTGTTGTAGAACCCTGAACATTGTATCCTTTTTGCCACTGATACTTATATGATTCTGGAGTTATAGTCCAAGTTCCATTGCTAACACTTACTGTTTGTCCTACTCCATCTCCAAATGATCCAGCAGACCATGTAAATTCTGGTAAAGAAATATTAGATTGCCCACTATATATTTCAACCCAAGCAGATCCATTCCAAGTAAAAGCTTTTTTAGCGAATTGCCATGTGGCTCCGTCATAAAGCTTAACTAATTTTGAATTTTTCCAACTTGAGCCATCAAATATTTTAATAGACATTTTTAGCTCCTAGTACTGAATATATATATCGCCGACGGCAGTTCCAGATGGTGGAGTAGCGCTAGTTCCGTATGATATTACATTTGAACCTATTGAGGTGTTTGAATTTGAATATCCAGCAGTTACCGTTAAGTTTCCTCCGAGTGATACTGCATTTCCATTAATTGTAATTTGGCTATTTAGTAGTTTTTCATTTGTTATAGCTCCGCTTTCAATTAAACTTGGAAGGATGTATCCGCTTGCATTTATTCCTGCAAAACCAGACGCTACGTTTCTATCAGCTTCTTCAAGATATCCTCCAGAACTCAATGTGTTTTGTAAACCAGTAGAAGTAACATAAGAAGATGCTGCATTTTCAATTGTTAAATATGTTGAAGCAGCATTTGCTGTTGTTAAGTAACCAGATATAGAAGCTCCTGCTGGAATTGTTACCGTCCCAGTAAATGTAGGATTAGCTATTGGAGCTTTTAAGGCAAGATTTGTTATTGTTGCATATGTTGATGCCGCATCTGTTGTTGAAAGCTTCAGGCCAATTGATGTGGTTAATGCAGTTACTCCGCTTTCATTTGATTGCAAAGCAGATGCTAATTCTCCAAGTGTATCTAGCGCTCCTGGTGCAGAATTAACTAAACTTGATACCGCATTTGATATATCCGACACTCTTGCAATTGTGGACGGTATGACAGATGTCTGTAATAATCCATTTGAATCTAATCCAGCAAAACCACCAGATATATTTCTATCTGCTTCAGAGACAGTTGTTTCTAATACTGTATCTATTGCTGTATCTATTGATCCGCCAGCTCCTGTAATTTTTATATCTAGTGAATCAACTGCGTCTAAAGCATTTCCCAAAATTTCTGATGTTCTTGCATTTAAAGCTGAAACTGCTCTTGCAGGAGTAAAGTATAAATTTGTACCTTCTGTAATTCCAGTAGTATTAAGGCCGCCAGTTAAAGCGGCTACTGCTCTAGCATTTGTAAAATAAAGTCTAGATCCTTCTGCAATATTTGATGTGGTCAAGGCTTCAGTCGCTGAGGTTATAGCTGCATTTCTTGCAATTGCTTCTGCGTTTACCGCAGAGCTAATTGCTCCAGTTACAGATGCATTATAATTTGTTATTTTTGTATCAGCTGCTGCAGATGCTGCGGAAATTGCTGCAGATTGCACGGCATTAGACTTAGAAGTTGCATCTAGTGCTGCTGCGGAAATTGCTGCAGATTGTGCAGCATCGGCCTTAGATGCTGCATCTAAAGATGCGGTTGCAATTGCTTCTGTTTTGGCTGTAGATATTGCTTGATTTCTATTTGTAACTTCAAGTGCAATTGCATCTGCTATTGCTGTTCCAACTGCAGATATTGCTCTGGCATTTGTAAAATATTTGTTTGTTCCTTCTGGCAAATTAGTAGTTGAAAGCAATGAAATAGCATTTGCAATATCAGCGTTAATAGAAAAACTATCTGGTAGCTGTGAAGCTGCTAATTTACCTGCTGAGTTTAGTGTAGCTAAACCGTTTGCTTCTCCAGGTTTAAATGCATATGATGCTTGATCATTCCATCTACCACCGTTTCCAATTTTAAACTTTAAGGTATCTGTTTCAATACCAATTTCTCCGTTTAAAAGAATAGGGTTATGCAGAGTCCAGTTTTGTGCCAAGTCTCTTTTAAGTTGAATTCTAATTGCCATTAGTTTGAGTCTCCAAGGTCTAAAATTTCATCTTCTAAGGATGGGGCTGCTGATCCGCCTTCGATAATTATATCATCAATTTCTGGTTCAAACATAGAGTTATACTCTCCTCCATCTAGTAGAGTTAAATCTTGATACGTTCCGCTATCATTATTTGACATCGGTTCTCCTCCTTCTATTCCCACAACTTGTGGGATATTTGCTTGCGGTCCTGCTTGATCATTAAATGAATCAAATCTTATAACATTTTGGACATCAATACTATGTACTGATCCATCAAAAGCATGCGTATGTGGATAAAATGGTGTGGGGTCGTCACTTGGAGGAGTTAGCTCTAGCCAAGATAAACCATTATATATTCTTATGTTTTTAGTTAAAACATTAAAATACACATCGCCCTCAATTGCAAAAACTGGATCCGTAGACATAGTTAATAGGTTAAGAGGAACAACCATTTTTCTTGACATTTTATCCTACAATTACAACTTTATATTGTCCAGCTGTTGGTGCCTGGGCAAAATCTACTGTTACGACATTTGAGCTTGTTCTTTTTACATCTGCCTCAACTTGTGAAAATGGGCTAGCTGATTCGTAAATTTGAACTGTTACATCTGAAGTTCCAAGATTATGCGTTACCGTATATGTTGTTAAAGAATCTGATAATACTGCTGCATACTTTCTAGCAATTCCGTGAAAGTTTCCACCATTATTTGTTAACTGCCATTGAGATGCGCTTTCTTTCCAGACTAGTGAAACATCTGATTCTGTACCACGCTCAACAATAATTCCAGCATCTGCAACAGGTGTTCCTGCAAAGCCAGTATTAAGTCTAATTGTATTGTCTGCAATATCAATTTCTGTGGTGTTTACAGCGTTTAAAGTTCCCTGTACATTAAGGTTACCATTAACTTGTAGGTCTCCAGATATTGTTACGTTGTCTGGAAGTCCAATAGTTACTGCTGCATTAGATCCGCTGTTTGGAGCA